GCAGCCGCCGCAGGTGCAGGTGCAGCCGCCGCCGCAGGCTCTCGCGCCCCTGCCGCAAGTGTAGTCTCTGCGTAGTCTATGCTTGTAGTCTCTGTATTGTAAGAGGTTGCAGGATTTGACAGGCTTGCTTGTCCGTTCTGCACGCCCAAGTCTGCACGATCCAGCATCCTTGTTTGCGGGTCCGCCTGCGGACTGCCAAGCAGGTCGTACAACCGCTCAAAGTCTACCCGGTAGTAAAGCTTCGCGGGCGTGCCTGCCTTCTTCTCATGCAGCACGCCCAATTCGCGGAGCCGCGCCCGCGCCCGCTCCTGCTCCGACCGGGTCAACATCGTTTCGTCGTACCATTCCGCCTGCGTTTTCCAGTACCAACCTGCATCGTCGGTTGACCGCTCCTGCCAGTAAAGCGCTTGCGACAGGAACACGCCGCCCGCCGTGCTGCCCGCCAATTCTGCTAGCGCCCTGTGAAACGCAATCGGTCGCTGCAGGAGCGCCCGTAAAGCCCGCCAAGTTTCTACTGTCATTCTGTACTGCCTCCAATCGTTCTGCGGGTGTAATCGTACCGCTTCGCCCGGCTCCGCCGCTCTCAAGCCGTTTCAAGCGCCCTGACGGACAACTAACAAGCCTGCGGAGCATAGGAGCCGGGTTCTTTCGGTCGGAGCGGCGCGCAACTCAAAACGCCCGCCCCGCTCTCACCGGGAAACCTTACAACCTAACTATCCATAGGCGTCTCCCCCTTGTGTGTAGTCTCGGCAGGGATAGACCCGGCTTGCGGAGAAGGCTCCTGCGGCGGCTCCTGCGTCACGTCGTCAGTTGTACACCTGCACATCGGACGCATCGCCGTACGCTTCGCCTTCTCCGCTTCAAGGTCTACCAGTTTGCCCATATCTGCGCGCATCGCCGCCTGCGCTTCGCTGAACAGTCGCGGACCGTGCCGCTCAACGTACAGGCGCATAACGTTGCGGCTGTAGGTCAATGCGCTCCATGCGTTCTGCAGGTGTGCGCGGAGCGCTGTAAGGTCCGGCTCTCGCCCCGTCTCGGCGCGCTCCTTCAATACCTGCAGCATCGCCGCTAAAGGCTCCGCGATCTGCCCGTCCAACTCCATGTACGCGGCGACGAAGTGACCGTCCGTGCCGGGGTCAAGTCTAAATGTCTTCATAGAGCAATACTCCTGTAGAATACTTGCCTCTTGCAGATTACCCGTTGACAGGCGGCACGACGCCTGCTATCATAGGGATGCCTCAACCGCGAGTGTCCGACCCGCTCAACGTTGTGTGTATTGCCTCAGAAGCCCCGGTTGCCGCACCGGGGCTTCTCATTGTCCGGCGTCGGTTGACGCGACCGCGACGGCTTCCGGCTCCGCCGTGTCCGGCGCGCCCTGCTCCCCTGCGCCCTGCAGAGATTGCAGCGCCTTCTTGCCCGCCCGCAACTGCTCCGCGATCTCGTCAATGTACGCCTTATCGAATACCCACATGTCGCCGTTCACCCGGTCGTAGCTCTGCAGCAACCCGTCCTCTGCCCAACGCTGCACCGTCTTTGTGCTTGTAGCAGCGACGTTAGCCACGTAGCCCGCGCTAACCAGCTTGTATGCCGGAGCCGCGCCCGCGCCCAATTCGTATCCTTCCATATCCGTGCATCCCCCTTCCGTTCTGTTCCGTGTCGTGTGCCGTGTGTCGTGTGTCCTACCTGCGAAGTATACCGCCGCCGCCGCAGGTGTGTCAAGCCTGCGGAGTAGCGGAGCCGCAGGCAGGCTACTTCTCTCCGCCCTGCCCCGTGCGCCCCTGCCGCTTGTGGTACGGTCCGGTCGTTTGGGGCAGAGGCACGTTGCGTGCGACCGCCGACGCTTCAAGTATCTCTTGCCGGACCTTAGTTAGCTCCGACTTCAAGCGGTCGCGCTCCACTGCTTCCTCACAGCCTACCAGCGCATCGCGGAGCGCCCGCCCTGCCGCTTCAAGGGCGACTAGCTTCTCTGCCGCGTCCATGCTTACCTGCTTCGCCTGCGCCGGGTCCGGGCGCGCCTTCTGCGTGTTATCCATGTCTATTCTTCCTCCCCTTCTTCTGCTTCTTCTGCTTCTTCCGGCTCCCGTATCTCTCCGGTTTCAGGGTCTACCCGGTCAAGCATCCGGTCAACCGCAGGAGCGATAATGATCTGTCTCATCGGCGGAGCCTGCGGCGGCGGTTGCGCCGCGTGCCTTGCCGCTTCCTGCTCCAATGCCTGTTTGTAGGCGAAGTGCTTGGCCCACCAACCTTCTTCCTGCTCCGGCTGTAGCTTCCCACTGCCGCCGCAGGTCGCGCAGGGCGTGTACAGGTAGTCAAGCCCGTTCTTGTTCGCCGTGTTGCGACCGAACACCGGGCGCTGTACCGTGTTCCTCTGCCCGCGACCGCAGCACTCAAAGCACAGCTTCTTTGCGCGCAGGTACGAATAGAAGTCGGTCGGCGGCACTGGTATCTTTGTGTACTGCGCCTGCCGCCAGTAGCCTATCGCGTCGTAGGTGAACGGGACCGGGCGGTACTTCGTCCCGTCCATGTCAACCGGACCTGCGACCGCTATCTCAACTTCCGCTAGCAGCCGCTTGACCTGCACCTTCGCGGAGCCTTTGCCCGTGCTGCCGGAGCCGGGCGCGCCCGTCGTGCTCATAGCTCACCCCTGTCGCGCATCGCGTTGACCCGCGCCACTTCCTGCAACTCCTGCAGGTTGTGCGCTTCGTGCGTCGCCGTCTGCTCCAACTCCTCTTGCGCCCGCCTCAAAAAGTCCGCCGCCTTCGCGACGAATTCACGCGCCGCGTAATCCTTCGTCTCCATAGTCACATCTAGCACCTGCACGCGGAGCCGATCTATCTTCGTCGCCGCGATGCGGAGCCGTGTGATCCGCCGTACCGCAATCGTTTGTCGTCTCGCTTCTTCTAGGTTCATGCTGTTACCTGCTCCTTTCTGCCGGGCGGCGCGTACCCACAGGTACAAACACACACGCCCCACCCGGATCGGCGCTCCTGTGTCATCTCAGGAGCGCCCGCACGCTGTTAGACGTATACCATTCCCGTCCTGCTAGCCACCCGGTTCATAATAAGCCCGGCAGGAGCGGACGGGCGTCCCTTGCCGTTATCGGCTGCGCGCTCCAACTGCTCCGCAGGGACCAAGTACATATCAGGGAACGCGACCTCAACATTGTCCGGGTCCATAAACACGTAGCCAGCGCCCTGCAGGAGCAATTCGTCCGCAAGTATCTCAACGCCGATCCGCACGTAGGTCGGAGCCCATCGGCTCTGCCCATACTTGCGTTCGCCCTGCCAGCGGATCACGCCAAGCGCGCCCCGGTAGCTTTCCAACTCTGCGCGTGCCGCCTTGTCGCGGACGGGCAGCGTACCGTCCATGTTCAAGCGGACGATACGACCGACCTGCCGATAGGTCGCCTGCAATTCGTTCTCCTGCTGCAGTATGCTCAGAAGTTGCCCCTTCGTGTACTCCGCCGCCGCCGCCCTGACTTCAGGAGTAGCGTCTACCGAACACCAACCGCCGCCGCCGAAGCGGGTAGTAGCGTACTCATGCGACATTGTGCAGCCGCGCTCCGCGTCCCACACGTAGGCGTAGAAGTCGCTATCGTCTAGGAAGTTGCTCTCGCGCTCCTCAAGCACGCAGCCTTCCCACGCTATCAGGCGCACGGTCGGACCGAACGGACCGCAGCCATAGGCAGGACCGTTCTCTGCCTGCTGACTGTCGTAGTTCACGCAGTCCGGGTACAGGCGGTTTATGTCGTAATAGTCAGGCAGCGCGCCGTACCCAACGTAGTGCGGGCAGTCATGCTTGTGCGATATGCGCCGCCAATTGCCGTCCCATTCTACCTGCAGGCGCAGGTTGCCGCCCGGATACCTTGCCGCCCGCTCCGCGACGTACTGCTTCGGAGCCTTCAATGCCGCCCACTTGTCGCCGTTCTCCAGTGTGTATACGATTGCCATTGTATTGCCTGCCTTTCTGCGCTGTTCGCGCAATCAATCCGACCTGCCGCCGATTACCCTTCGATCATAATCCGGTCATACCGGAGTATCGCGTCGCCCAACGCCTGCACGCCCCACACGCCGCCCGTCGTGCGCTCCAATTCCTCTTGCAGCGCGTCGCGCTCCGCAAGCGCCAACAGGTGTTCGCGGCGGACCTGCAGCCCAAGCCGCTCCTTGCCGCGCTTCTGCAGGACGAACGCCGCCTGCCCCAACTGCGCCGCGTCCTCACGCACCTGCCCCAACCGCCGATGCTTCTCGACCTGCTCCGGCGTGTACCCGTCAAGCACAGCCTGCGCCCGGTCGCGTTGCTTCTGCGCGAAGGCAGACGTAGCGGAGCGGCTTTCTTCCGCCTGCCTGCGCCTGCTCCCAAACGTGTCGCCTTCAAGCTTGCCTATGTTCGTCATGTCCGACCTACCTTTCTGTGTAGCGGGTCAATGCCCGCGTCGTATGTCCTACTACAGACATTATAGCGGCAGGCGGAGCCGCCGTCAAGCCGCTCCGCCGCCAATCCGCTACCAATTTATGCCTGCGGCGGCAAAGGCTCCTGTGTCTCGGCGTGTTCGTCCTGCTTCGCTGCCATGCGGCGGTCGTGCGCTTCCTGCGCCTGCTTGGGTCCCTGCGCGTACAGGTCGGATAGCCACCCGGCTTCGGTCGGAGTGATCGGCGGTCTGCCACCTGCCCGGCGCGGAGCCGGAGACGCCGCCGCGTTTTGGCGGTTCCATTCCTGCAGGGTCATTAGCGGTTGCCCCGGTCCGACGCTTGCGACGTACTCTTGGTACGCCTGCGTTGCCGAAGCAGCCCGCGCCCGCAGGTCCGCCGCCGCGTCCTGCATCATCGGGGCCATAGCCTCAAACGCTGCCGCGCAGAGCGCGCAAGCTTCCGGTCCAAGTGGGTTGTGCGGGCAAGCTATCGGCGTCATTGTGCCGTCTTCGTTGATGCGCGCCCCGATTGACACCGAAGCCTGCGGTCCTTCCCGCCCTGCGGCGGCTGCTGCCCCTGCACCTGCTCCGGCTCCGCCCGGACCGTCGCCCGGCTCCTCATAGTCGTCAAAGCCGAACGGTATGCGGTCGGTTACTATCGGGTCCAGATGCGCCGCCGCCGCAGAGTGCAGGAGCAGGAGTATCCCGCCGAGATAGTTGCTCTTGCGCGTCTCCTGTATCGCGATCCGCTCCTGAGCCGCCGCCGACCGCGCCAACTGCGCGACCTGCTGCTCCTGCAGCTCAACCGACCGGGCTAGCAGGTCGTGCGCCGACCAATCGCCGTAATTCCGGGCGGAGCCGCCCTGATAGCCGTTATCCGTTGCTTCGTCCATGTCTACATCGCCAAAGTGTTCGCTTATGCCGTCCATTCGTGTTTCGTCCTTTCGTGTTGTTGAGGGGCGCTCAGACAGCCGCCCGCCCCTCACGCATACAAACATACGCGCCGACCTATTCTGACGCGCCCTGTGTCATCTCAGGGGCTACTCCTGCCGCCTCTGCAGGCTTCTTTCGCCTCCATACAGGTTCGGCGGGCGCGACCCGCTCCGACTGCACGCCCTTCGCCAGCGACGCGAAGTCGTCAACCTGCAGGTCTTCAACGCCGACCTGCTCCGCGACTTCTGTTGGGAGCGTAGTCGGATCGGCGGACGTAGAGAACGGGCTATCAGCCGGGATGTTGTCGTACGTCTCGGACGATAGCGCCCGCCGTTCCTTCTTGGGCTTCTTCTTCCGCTCCGGCTCCTGCTCCGACTGCCGCCGCAGGTCTTCCGCTTCCGCCGCCGCAAGCTCAGACATTAGCTGCTCATGCGGAGTAGGACCGCTAGGCTCACCGTGCGCGTACAGCGTCAGCAGGAAGTCCGCTTCCTCTGCCGACCGCGCAAGCGATGCGATTAGCTGGTGCGCGTGCGGAGCATCGGCAGGCGTCGCGTCAAGCGCTTCCGCTATAAGCCTGTTGACCTTCGCAAGCCAGTGTTCGGTGTCTACTTCCCTGTACACGTAGGGTATTGAAGGCTCCTGCCCGGCAGGTACGGCTACGATTGTCGCCATGCCCTGCGCCGTCAACACAGCGCCCGGAGTGAACCCCATAGCGCCCCATGCCGGAGCCGACGCATCAGCGCCGGGCGTGTTGAACACGTCGTCAGGGATTAGCGCCGCCGCCGCCGCAGATCCAACCGACCGCACTTCTCGCACGTCCTCTGCCGATAGCTTGCCCTCTGCTTCGTACATCGCCGCAAGCTTATCCTGCCGGGCGACGGGCATTCTCGCTATCTCACGCGCCCGCCCTGCCGGAAGCTTGCCGTCTATCAACGCCTGCAGGAGTACCGCGTTCAAGGCTAGCAACTGCGCGACCTGTTTGTACTGCGTCTTGTCAAGCCCGCAGGAGCGCCGCACTTCTTCCGGGTCAACCCCTGCCTGCAGGAGCCGCCGCAGGTTGTCAAGCGTCCGGGGCAGGTTCTCCGACCGCTCCTCATTCGCTACGACCGATAGCACCTCTGCCCGGCTCCAACCCGGCGGGAATATGCGCGCCGGAACAGTTTGGGGCGGGCGCGACGCCCGGAAGTCCGCGACCTCTCCGGCGTCAACGTCTACCTGCCCGTGCTTCGCTTCTATGCGCTCCGCTTCCTCTGCCCATTCGCGCTGCCAGCGCCGCATACCCTTCACGCGCCGCGTGCCGTCCACTACGATGTATCCGGTTGGTCCCTGTAGCTGCCCTTCCGCTATCAGCAGGAGCGGCACAAGCACGCCGCCGAAGTCGCGAAGGCTCTGCATCAAGCCCGGCGTCGGCTCCGGTCCTATCAACTCCGCATCGGGCGGCAGCACGTTGAGCGGTATGTTCGCGTTCGCTATGTGTTCGGGCATCTTGCCCGGCAGGAGAGACAGGTCTAGCGCCGATTGTGCAGCCTGCCCCTCACCCTGCTTCCTGTTCGTGTTCGTCCGATTGTCACTCACTGATCTACCTCCGTAAAGTGTAGCCGCCCGTCAAGCATGCGGTCTATGCGCTCCGCCTTCTCCGCGTACTGCGGGTCGTCTTCGTCGCGGACGATTACGATCCGCGAAGCAGGCAGGCTCATAAATATCGCCGGGGCGTACTTCGGAGAGAAGTCGCCCGGAACCTTGTAGGCGTTGTATTCAAACGACGGCATTTTCCGCTTGCTGTAGCCGTCGCCCCAACCGTGTACCTGCGGCGCAGGTTCGCAGGTGTCCGGGTCAAGCAGGCTCCACCAAGCGGAGCAGCACATCGGTTCAGGCGGCACGACTTCGATGTGGTAGTGTTCGTACGCCTCTCCGCGTGCCGACGCCGCAAGCGCGTCCTCACGCACGTACAAAGGGTTCACGCGCTGCGTCGGCAGGATTACTCCGACCCGCTCAATCGTGCCGAACGACCTCAACTCCTGCGGCGGCTCCAATTCTATTCCGTACTCCTGCCAACCGACCTGCTCCGCCCTGCCGATAGCGCACCATAGCGGGTGGTGCGGCAACCCCTTCGGGCAGATTACAGAGGGCAGCGTCACGTTCGCCGCGCACAGGTCCGCATAGTTGTGCAGGAACGCGCGGTCATGCACGGGCAGGAGCCGCGACGCTTCTCCTAGCACGCTGTAGTCAAGCGTCGCCGGGAGACGGCGGCTGTAGCCGTACTCCTTGCCCTCCAAAAAGTAGTCCAGCGTGTTAGGGTAATCCGACAGCCCGATCCGGTCTACCAAGTGCGTTACTGCGCCCCGCTCCAGTATGCCGACGCCCCGGTTTGGTAGCACGTACCCTTCCGGTAGAAGCTGCGGAGCGTCTACCAGAAACGCCTCTGCAGGCGCGCCGCCCGGACCTATACCCAACTCCCAATACACTCCGCCCGCCTGCCGCGTGCCGCAGCCGCGCTTGACGGGTATCGCTCCAATGCCGCTCATTAGTTGTACTCCTCTGCGGTCGGCGCGACCGGAAGCGCGCCCGTAAGCTTGCCTAGAAGCTCCAAGCACTTCCGCGCTTCTATCAACATGTCCGCCCGCTTGCTAGCGTTCAACGCCTCATCTGTGGACAGGAGCATAAACCTCTCGTAAGCGTTCGTCGTCTCTGTTATCAACTCCGACGCACGCCGCATGCGCTCCGCTTCTGTTATAGGCACGTATCTAGCCATGTGTATTGCCTCCAATTCGCTCCGCGCCCCGGCTCCTGAGAGCCACTAGGACGCATCTTTCCGCTAGTGTCCGGGGCATCCGTCCTGCACTATGCAGAACGCCCGGAGCCAATCCGCCGCCACAGGCAAGCCGATGTACATCAGGCGCGCTAAACCGAACAGCACCAGCAACGCAGCCGAGACGCATATCGCAGCCCATGCCGCCTGCCGAAGCCAGTACATCGCCCGTTCCTTCATGCCTATCACCCCCCTTCCTGTCCGTGTCGTGTGTCGTGTGTCCGACCTGCGAAGTATACGCCGCCGCCGCAGGTGTGTCAAGCTACTTCGCCGGGTCCTTTTTCCGCCCGCAGCCGTCGCAGTAGTACGGGTTCTTTAGCTTGCGACCGCAGCCTTTGCAGCGTCCATAGTCCGGGTTCAATCCGCAGGAGCATTTCACCTGCGCTGGCGGCGGCAGCACGTCACCTGCGGCGCGTATGTGGGCGACGCTCCGGTGCTTGCTCTCGCGCTCCGGCACGTAGCGCGGACGATACGTATCATGCACGCGCCCGCATTCAAGCCGCAACTCCCAAACGAAGCCGAACGCATGCCACGGCACAAACAGCGATTTAGCGGTACTCCACAGAAACGCCTCTTTTACCCGGCAGAAGCCCGGTCGCGGGAGAACGGATTGCCAATCCTGCTCCCCTTCGTAGTCCTGCGCGGGTATCGCCCCTGTCCTCATTTCGCTGCCGCCTTCTTCCGGGCGTTGCGGCGGTCCTGCGCGGTATCCGGCACTTGCCACGCGGAGCCGTCGCGGACCGCCTGCAGGAGAGACACGACGAAGTAGTAACCCCTGTGGTCGTTCAAACCTAGCAGGTCCCACTTCGCGTACGCCTCATTCGCCCGTATCTTCTCGTACAGCACAGCCTCAACCGCCTTCAAGTCGTTCTCGGTCGCGCCGGGCGGCATAGTTGCTGCCCTGCGGAGCGCTCCTAGAATGTCCCAACGCACGGCTTCGCGGTCGGTCGGAGAGACGCGCCGCCCGTGTATGTCAACTGCCGGGCGTCCCTTGCAGAAGTTGCTTGGCTCTTTCAGAAGCGCAAGCGCGTTGTCAATTACGACCTTCTGCGGTATCGTCAACTCCGACTGCAGCCCCATAGCCGCCTGCCCACTGTCCGGGGCAATCGCGTCGCCCCAAGCCTTCTTTGCCGCCATGTCTACTGTCCTCCTTCGGCGGGAATGTAGCCCGCCGCTATCAAAGCCTGCACGCCCGCCACGTTAGCGCGACTGTTAGTCAGGTCGCGGAGCATGTCGCCCGGCAGCATCTCCAAAGCGCGCTCAACGCTTACTCCGCCTGCGGCGGCGGCGTGCTTCACGTCCGCCAACAGGTTATTGTACTGCTCCGCAGTCTGCACGCGCAGAGGACCGATCACCAACTCCGCGTCTACCTCCAAGTTGCGGCTCCGCGCCTGCAGGACGCAGGCTTTCATCGCCGCTTCGCAGAACGTGTCCAATAGGGCCAGTCCGGGTATTGTAGCCATTGTATAGCCTCCTTGTGCTGTTCGCACGTTCAAGCCTGCCGCCCGATTAGTACGGCAGGTCGTCAATCTCATCTGCGGGAACCAAGCACGGCTCCGACGCCCGCAGGTTGTTCAACCGCGCCCACTTGCCGAACAGGGCGCAAGCCGCCTCATTGTACGCCGCCGCCGCTTCTAGCTCAGTAGCGAAGCGCCCAAGCGTTATGCTCTTATTGCCGACGTGTACGCAGGCAAGCCACCTGTCGCGGTCCGAACACTTGCTCACGCCCTTGTACGCGCTAGACTTGCCGGACGCCTTGCCTTTGTTGTAGCCGTTCTGCCTGTATGTCGCCCAACGCAGATTGTCGCGGGTATTGCGGAGCCTGTCGCCGTCCTTGTGATCTACGACCGACTCTTGCCGCGCCCCATTGTAGTCGCCGCCCGTCATTATGTAGACGTGCATCAGCACTACTCCGCCGCCCCGTACTCTCGCCGCAGCATACCCGCGCACTTCGTACCAGCGCAGCCCCGATACCAAGTCGTAATCCGCAGGGTCAATAGCGACCTGCTTGCCGTTCGTCAATTCGATTGTCCGCTCAGGACTGTCCATCCCGTTTGCTCCTTCTGCGCTATCCGCGCCGTGTGTTGTATGTCCGACCTACGACAATTATAGCATGGTCGGCGGAGCAGGGTCAAGCCGCTCCGCGCCCAATCTGCCGCCAATCTACGCCCAATTTGCGCCTGCCGGAGCCGGGCGGCGTCGCTGCTGCAGGTCCGCAGGAGCGGAGCAGATGTAGCAACCACGTTCTAAAATCACGCACAAAATCGTCAGAATAGCGGCACGGCTGCATACATAGCCACAGAGGGGTATTGATGCGTCCTGTGTCATCTCAGCGCGTCTCAGGGCGTGTCCTGCGGCGGCTCTGCGGAGCGCTATTGCAGCAGCAAAAGGGCGAATAACAGGCCACCCGCGAAGCCGCAGAAGAACCAAAGAAACGGCAAGCGGAGCAGCACCAACGCTACTCCGGCAAGCCGCAGGAAGGTTCGCAATCGCATCAGTCGCTATCGTTCGTCATGCCCCGGATCATGCCGTCCGTCCAGTTGCGGCAGCACCAACACATCGTCGCCCCGGCAGGACACTCCGCCTTGCATGACTTGCAGATCGTCGGCTCAACGCCCGCCGCCCTGCCCTCTGCGATGCGCTCCGCGACGGCGTTCGCCCTTGCCCGGACCCGGACCTGTCCTGCCATGTGTTCATGCTGCAGGGCTTCCAACTCCGCCAACGTGCCGCCGCAGGTGTGCCGCACAGAGGGGTCAAGCGCCGCTCCGCATGCCGGGCAGGTCGGAGCCTGCAGAGGCTCCCCTTGCGGAGCCGGGTATCGTGCCGTCTTCAAGCCGATCCGGTCCATGCCTGCCGCGTGCCGCTCCGCCGCCGCCCGCGCAAAGGCTCCGCTCCATATGCCGTCTATCGTCACGTACTCCGCCGAGACTGCGTATATGCGGCTGTCATAGGCGAAGCAGGTCGTAGCCGTTACTGCTATCACTGCCGTCTCAATCGGCTCCGCAAGCCGGAGCCGCGCCCCGGTCTTTACGTCGGTCAACTCCGCGCCCGCCCTGACTGTTACTGCCAAGTGTGTGTGCATGCCTTCGTCCCTCATCGTGTGCCGTCCTTTCCGCGCTGTTCGCGCAATACTGTGCCGGGAGACTACTTCGCCCAAACGTAGGGCGAACCCTCACGCCGCATCCGGTCGCGCCCGATCATCTTCAACTCGCTCAGGTAGTAATTCGCGGAGGCTCCTGCGCCGTCCTGCCGCAGCAGGTCCAACAGGCGCTTCTCCAAAGCTTCCTCTGTGTCCAGAAGCCGTGCGACCGACCCGTGCAGGCTGTGCCATTCCGCGTCCTGCGCCGGGCGCTTGCGCGCCTTGTTGCCTGCGACGTTGCGGGCGCTCTCCGTCTTGACCAGCTCAAACGCTAGTTGCTTCTGCTGCTCAGTAAATGCCTTCATGCTGTGCCGTCCTCTCCGACCGCTACGCAGTCGCTTATCCTTGCCTGTATCCGCCCGGCTCCGCCGTCCAAGTCTATCGTCAACATGCGCCCGGTCAACCTGCGGACCTTACCCTGCAGCGTGCCGTACCGGACCGCCTGCCCTCGCCGGAACGTGCGCGGCTTCTCGGCGTACTTCTCGCCGTCGCGGTCCGCGCACAATTCCGCAAAAGTCTTGTAGCTCATCTACCTGCCGTCCTCTCGCTCAACTACCTTCATCGTGCGTATCGGTCCGAAGCCTGCAGGCATCTCGCGACCTGCACCTGCGGAGCCGGAGCCGGGCGCAGCCGCCGCAGGAGCCTTGCCAAGCCCCTGCGTGTCTAACATCAAGCTCATCGGCACGCCTAGCGCGTGCAGGTCGTCCATAGCCTTCGCCAGCATCGTAACGCCGAACGCATATTCCTTGTGCATCACGTCGGCTGTGTTAGAGAACCCGGCGTCTCGCGCTGCCTGCTCCGCTTCGCGGGCGAAGTGTACAAGCCGCTCACAGGCTAGCATGTGCGCCCGGCGCTTCTCAATCGCTGCGACCTGCGCCCGCGCCTCTGCCTGCGCCGCCGCGTATGCGTTCCTGTACTCAAACGTGTCGCCCTTCTCAGGGGCAGGCATGTCCTCAACCTCAACCGGAGCCGCCGCCGCAGGAGCCTCAACCGCAGGCTCCGCGACGAACACCCAATCCGCCGCCTTCTTGCCGGGCTTCTGCGTGCCGTCTCCGTACTTCAACAGGTACGCGACCGCTTCCGGCTCTTTCATCCAATCAAACACCGGGATGCACTTCTCGCAGATGCAGGGTACAAAGCCCAACTCATCGGTCGCGAAGTACAACCCGTTCGGCGTCTCCATAGTGTCCTCATTTATGCCCCTGCCGCACAACTCACACGTTACGTCATACTTCGCATACTTGCCACCGCTCCGCACCTGCTGTCGCTTCCTCATGTCGCTGCTCATTTCGTTCGTCATTGTCTTTTCCTTTCAGGGCTGTTCGCCCGGTGTGTTCTTGCGTTGCCGCCGTCGTATGTCCTACCTACGACATTATAGCAAGTCCTGCGGAGGGGCGTCAAGCCGATCTGCCCGGTCCGCAGGACCAATCTGCGACCAATATCAGTCGGCAGGCAATTCGTACTTGTACAGCGCTTCTTCGTTCCGGCGCTCCGCCGTGCGCTCCGCCTGCATCTCGCGGAGCATATCCAGATGCTCCGCTTCCTGCTCCGGTGTGTACCACCCGCGACCGTCGCAGCACACGCAGGTTACTTCCTTGCCGTCTAGCCGCCAGCAGCCGGGCGTCTCAACGCAGGCGTTGCAGGAGTGTTCGGCGGCGCGTGCCTTGCCCGAAGCTTCCAAGCGGCGCATCGCGTTCAGGGCGGCGATGCTCTGCCTGTCAAGCGCGTCGTGCGACCTGCCTGCGGCGGCGGCGTCCGTTATCCTTCCGAGAACTCCGCCCAAAACGTTCGCTAGCTTCATAAGCCCTGCCCACTCCACTTCGGTGTACATCGTGCCGTTCGTGCCGTAAAACTTCTCGCTCATTTTCGTGTCCCTTTCCGGCGCTGTTCGCGCCGCTTGTGTTCTCGCGGCTCCGACCTGCGGAGCCTGTTGACTTCTTATCCGCGTCGCCCGTGCTTCCACTCATAGTCTGCGATGTACTGCGGGGCCAGTGCGACCGCGCTCTCTTTCGTGTTCAGATGCGGCAGGTCCAAGTACGCTTCGCAGTCCTCAGATACGACCGCCGACCGGAAGTAGACCACTCCGTTCAAGCGCACAATCGGCTCAAGCATAAGCCACCAGCGCCCGTCATAGTCGCCTAAATCCTCATGCAACACCTGCCCGTCCGCGATCTGCTCAAACGTCGTTACGTCCTCAATCTGCTTATCCATTTTCGTGTCCCTTCCGGCGCTATCCGCGCCTGCTTCGCTGTGTGCCTGCCGTATGTCCTACCTAAGACATTATAGCAAGTCCTGCGTGGGGTATCAACCTGTTTCGGGACCAATCCGCTACCAATATTCGCACCAATATTGGCGCGTGGCCGGCTCTCTGCCGGGCGCAGGTCGCGGAGCCTGCGGCGGCGGCGGCGCACGACAGGCAACAGAGAAGCCCTGCAGTAGTTCACGCAGGCGAACATACACGCAGGGCTATTCTGACGCGCCCTGTGTCATCTCAGAGCGCCGTTTTGGGCGTTAGTAGGGCGCTGGCTGCTCCTGCAGGTCGGCGGAGAGGTAGATCGTCGGCTTCGGCGGGTCAAGCACGCCGTCTACCAAGTCGCACGCCCAAGTCGCCTGCCTCACGACCTGCTGCCGCAGGGCGTCCGAGACGCCGATGTAGCCGGGCAGCGCCGAAGGGTCGTATGTCCGGTCAACCTCAAAGCGATGCAGCACGATTGGCAGTGTGGCTATCCAGTCGCGGAGCGCGTCGGACGGCACGACGTAGCCGCCGCGCTTCATTGGCTCCCCTACGCCGTGCGACCCAACGTCCTCTCCGACCGGGGCAAGCACCACGTCGCCGGGCGGTACTGCCCGTGCGTACTTCACCTGCGTTGAGGGGTGTAGTTGCCGGAGCGCGCCCGCCCAATCGTAGGCGAAGATGCGGACGTGCGGGTAATAGCCGCAGGCAGAGGAAGCCTTTGCGGTCGCGGAGCCTACGCCCACGCTGCATAGCTCAATCTGCGCCCCTACGACCCGCAGCCTGTTGATGCCCAACTGCACGATCTTGCCAGTCGGCAGGTCGTGCGACGCCGGGAGATAGCACCAATACGCCACGTCCTCCAACGTGTACTCTTTCGGTCCGGGTCCGTATGGGTCGCGCTCCTGCTCCTGCTCCTGCGCTTCCTCTGCCTGCTTCGGCTTCGCTGTTTTACTTGCCATTGGTGTCCGCTCCTTTCGCTTCCTGCACCTGCGGCGGCTCCGGCTCCGCGTAAGCAGGTGCAGTGACTTTGTTCAATTCGTCTACAGTTAGGTTGCCTGTCGCCAGTCGCCGCAGCATCGCCGTGCCGTCGCGGAAGCCTTCGCCGTACGTCTGCACGATTAGCAGGTGTAGCGCTTTGTCAAGCCGACGCAGCTCAAGCGCGACCGCTTCCGGCAGGCGGATTACTTTGGTCTCATTGTCCGACCGCCTGCCGACGCCCTGCATCAACCGCTCCGCCTTCATGTGGTCGAAGTAGTTATCAGATACGGGCGGCGTCTCCATAGCCAACAGCAGGTCGCGCCATGCTTCCTGCACCTGCCGCCCCGGACCGCTTGTGCCAGTGTAATTGCGGGCGGCGTCCGGGTGACTGTAATAGTACCCATAGCCGTGCGGGTCGCGCTTGTATTCCTTCAAGTCGCCCCGCGCCTGCTCCGCCGCGACTAGCTCATCCGCCTTCTTCAACTTGCGCGTGCAGGCGGCGCACAGCTTGCCGACCGGACGCCCGCCGCCTTCGCCGCAGCCTTCGCACGGCTTGCTTGTCATTCCGTGGTACGGCATCTACTTGCCCTCCGCGCCCGATGCCGCCCGGCGCTCCTGCTCCGCCGCGTCCTCACTGCAGTCGCGATGCCGCAGAGGGTCGTCATAGAACGGTGTGTCGTAGCCGATTTCTTTGTTGCACAGGCTGCAGCCCTGCGCCGCCATTTGCCGCGTCGCTTCGCAGTCCCGGTGATTGCAGCCCCGGTTCAGGCAGGGGCCAAGCTTCGTGCCGGGCTTCGGCAGTGTTCCATAAGCCATTGTGTTCGCTCCTGTTCGTCTGTAGTGACTTGTGCCGGGTGACGCGGAGCCGCCCGGCGTACTGCTGCCTGTTAGCCTTCGCGGTCCAACCGCGTCTCGCGCAGGACCGATAGCACGCGGACCTCAAACGCGATGCGCTCCGCAGCCGTGTTCAACCTGCGGTACGCGGCGACCATAGGTTCCAACTGTGCGCGCATCGCGTCCCTGCTGACCGCTTTCTTCTCCGACCGGATCGCCGCCTGCACGTCGTCAAACGCCCGCGCCGCCGACTGCCAGCGCAGGAGCGCCCGGTTATCAGGCCACTGCCGCTCAAACTTCGCCGTCGCCGGGCGTATCCCACTGGCTGTTCCTATCACGCTGTAGATGCTTCCGACCGCGACCTTCAACGCGATCCGTCCAGCCGCAGGGTAGACTTCCTCAGGACCGACGTATGCACCATCCGCGTCAATCGGCTGCACGACTACTCCGATGCCGCCGCCTTTCATCTTGCACTTGCCAATCACGACGAACCGCTTCATTGTCGGCTCCTGCGATTGCCCCTCTGCCTGCGCGTCCTGCGCTCCTGTAGTGGCTTCTGCGCTCATGTTATTGCCTCTCCTGTGTGTTTGTACCTGCGGCGGCGGCGCGCCCGGCTCCGCCGCCGCAGGTGTGCCTTCCTACCGCTCCCCTGCCTGCACAATCGTTATGCCAGCGCCGTCCATTATCGCCTGCAGGTGCAGCGTTGTCTTGCCGACGCGGACGCCGTAATTCAACCTGTCGTCATCGCCGCCGCCCGCCTTGATTGCCATGTACAGCATGTGCAGCACGTCGCCCATACGCGCCGTGTAGGAAGCCGGGTCTTTGCCCTGCCCGCGCTCACAGGCGTCGTGTATGCTCCTGCTTACCATCGTGCGGATTGTAAAGCCCCGCGTCTTCGCGATGCTGCTCACGTCTACCAAGTCGCCGTCGCGGAGCGCATCTTCCGCGCTGTAGGCGCTAATGATTTCCATGTCCGCGAACGGGCTGTCAGGCTCAATGCCGATTGCCGCGCCCGTCTTGCCGACGTACTGCCCGCCCGGTCCCAAGTCGTTCGGCACTTCAAGCCCGGCGCGTGCCGCAAGCGCGTCAGCTTCGTCCTGCTCCGCTTCGTCAAGCCCTTCGTGCATCGGAGCCGTGTCAACCGGGTTCCACTCTGCGTACCTGTCCATTATCGTCCCTGCTTCGCTCTGCTCTGCGTCCGCGTCGCGCTCCAACTGCAGGAGCGCCGCGCCTGCCTGCTTCACGTCCTGCTCCTGCGCTGCCCGCTCATAGGCGTTCGGCTGCGCGGAGGGGCGGGCGGACTGCACACCGTCAATCGGCTTGCCGTCGTCAGCGCGTCGCGGCACGGAGGGGCGGGCGATCTGCCGCCCCTCCGCTATCTGCCGCTCAACCGTTTGCGGCAATTCCGACCATGTGTTGTTCAGCCGCTCCGACAGGGCGGCGGAGTACAACTTCCGCAGGCTATCATCGGGCAGGTTCAACAGGTCGCGCTCCCTGTAGGACATAAGCACCAACTCCGCCGTCACGTCCGCCCGCGATACCGCCACGCCTGTAACCTCTTTGCCGGGCGTAACGTCCGCGACCGGACCCGTGCCTCTGTTCTTCTTCGCGATGCCGACCTGCATCTCAGCCGCAGCCGCCCTCTGTTGCGACCGAAGCGCACTCTCGCGCTTCGGCTTCGGTGTCGCGGCAGGCGCGGCGGCAGGCGTCTTGCCTGCCGTGCCGCTCTTGCCCTTCTTCGGCTTCTCGGTCGCGGGCGCATCCGTATCGGAAGCATCAGCCGCAGGAGCCGCCGCCGCAGGCTTCTCGGGCTTCGGCTTCGGAGCAGTCTCAACTACCTGCACGTCAAACAGGTGTCCCAACCGCGCGGCTACGTAATCGCGGACGATCTCATAGTCGGCTCCGCCTTCTAGCGCCGCCCCGAAAATCCAAGTGCTGTCAGCGAAGTCTATTATCCGAACGTTGCCGCGCTTCTCCTGCAGCACGTCCAGCGCCCGGATTATCCTCACGTTCTGCGCCTTCCGGTCGCGGACGATGCGATCCATAGCCTTCTGCGCCAACTCCGCGCTTGCGTACGTCGTCCACGCTCCGACGTGTATACCCGTCAGACCGTGCCATACCTTCGCGCCGTAATCGCCCGATCCGAAGTCAACGACCTGCGTCTTCCAATCGTCAATCCCGGCGATGTGTCCGGCTACTACCTCTGCCTGCGGAGCCTGCTTCTTGCTTGTGCCTGCCATAGTGTTTGCCTCCATGTGTTGCTATCGGGGCGCTAAGTTTTGCGCCGCCGTGTTGTATGTCCGACCTACGACAATTATAGCAAGGGGCAGCAGGCAGCGCAAGGTAATTCTAGGCCAATCTAGGCAATTGGTCGGACCAATATCTATGCCGGGCGGAGCCTGCGGCGGCTGCAGGTTGCCCGGCATAGGTTAGAACATGGTAGCTAAAATCGTGCGTGAAATCGTCAGAATAGGGGCATGGCTATAAACATAGCTCTGCCACCGCTTGACGCGGCTGAATGGCTCTCAGCGCGTCTCAGTGGTTACTGGTCTACGTGCCTGCGGAGCAGGTCGTACACTTCCGGGCGGTCCAAAAGGTATTCTTCGGGCCATGCGGACGGCACGCCGTTGCTCACGAATGGGGAGTACAGGCGGACCCTGCCGCCCGTCTTGTATGGATGCCCGTCCTGATCTACGTCGCGCTGCCACGGCAGGTCAAGCCAGTTGGCGAAGTCTATGTAAGCCTGCATGCGGCGTAGCTGCCACTCTAGGCCAAGCTTCCGCACTCCGTTCTCCGGCTCAAACAGGACGCCTAGCTCCAACAGGTCTATCCGCTTGTGCCACATGCTTGCGCCGAACTGGACTATGAACTGCAGGCGAAGTTGGTCCGGGCAGGGCGAGATAGCATTGTAGGTGTAAGCGTGGAAAGCGTTGGTGTCCGCTTCGGAGTAGACTTCCGCAACTTCGTCCCGCCACGCGACGTAGCCCGGATAAGGCATGTCGCCCTCTGCCCGGAACGGGCAAGACAGCCCGCCGCTTATGGTGTGCATCTGCGGGAAGGCGCCCTTTATAGCCCGGTGCATCGTCGCGAAGTAGACCTTGTGCCGCTTCGCTCCTGCCGATACGCTGCCGTCGCCGTTGACCTTATCATCGAGCCAACCGCGATAGTTGTAGTACGGCAGTCTAGGAAGGTCCGGCTCAACTCCGATTGCGACGCCCTCAATCGGAGCGTCGCGGACCGCCCGGTGCAGGTACGTCAATGCCTCTGCCGCTTTGTCATGCTCCGACTTGCCGCCCGGCGTCGGCACGATGCGCCCGTTGGTGTACGACAGGTCGGCGTGATAGCTCTCCTGCTCCATACGCAGGATTACAGCGTAGCCGTTCTGTCCTAGCCATGCGACCTGATCAGGGTGGCGCGCCGCGATAGCGAACGGCAGCATGACGCGCTTGACGCCGGAGCGGGCAAGGTTCGGTCGGTCGCGCTCCGGCGACAGAGGCATTGAGAAGTCTAGCGTCCAACTACGCTTATCCATGCGTCGCCTTCTTCTTCGTAGTCTTAGGAGCCGCCGCAGGCGAAGCAGGAGCAGGAGAAGCGCTTGGATCCTCAGCCGGCTCAACAGGTGTAAGCGCTTCCGCCTGCGCGTTGACGACCTGCTCCGCAACCGTCTCGCCGCCCGGCTCCGGTGTAGCCTCTCCGAAGTCCGGCACATAGAGCGCCGGGTCGTCCAAGTCTAGGACGATGCGCGCATCCTCAACTACAGGCCAATCCTGCGGCGGCGGCGGCGGCGCGCCCAATACCGTTACGCTTGGCCTACCACCCTGCACGATTGAGGCGTACGCGGTCGGCTGTATAACGTCGCCATAGGCGTCAGGCTCCGGCTCCGGTGCAGGCTCCGCGACCGCGCCCAAAGTAGTCACGCCCGGCAGGAGCGCCGCCGCAGGCTGCACGGTCGCATCGGGATGCATGAGCGCCGCGTCAGGGTGTTTCGCCAGTACGTTCGCCCGGTTGCCTTCGCGCATCGTTTCAATGCCCCGCGACGTTACGAATATTGTCTTGCTGCCTGCTATCTCAACCGCCAGCACCGAGATTGCGTTCACGAAGCTTGTGCGGTCGTAAGGCCAGTAGCCCGCGAACACGCCGAAGAAGTAGGCGGCGAACACGATTACGACCGGAGCCGCAATTGATATGATGTTCTTCGTAAGGTTAGTCGGCTCCCCCCAACGGTCCTTCCACGCGGTTATAACGCCGCCGATTACGACCCATGACACAGCCCCAAGCGTGCCGCCCTGCTTCAAGATGTTGCCTAGCGCTTCGCCAAGCCATTCAACGGGCGTGCCTTCGTTTGCCTGCAGGAGCAGGCGGAGCAGAATTGCCCCAATAATCGTCAGTAGCATGCTAAATCCTCACTTTCGGGCGTATTAGCGGCTTCTGAGAGCGTTTGAGAAGCCCTCAGAAGCCCGCTATAGCTAGTGCCTGTGTGTTCGTACCTGTGAGAGAGGCGCGAACCGCAGGCGGTCCCTTATCAGAGGCACGGCCCGGCGCTGTTTGCCGCTCCGCACCCTTTGCGCTTCGCTGTTTGCGCGGCGTCACCCCCTTTCTACAGGGTTACTCTGCGTTGCCGCCGCCGCCGCCACTGCCGCCGGACGCGGAGCCGGAGCCGCCGATTGGTCCGCCTGTCGGTCCGGGCTTTTTGGGGAAGCCGCGCTCGTCAAGCACCTTACCGACCGTGCCGTACACGGTTTCTTCGATGCGCTTGAACGGACCATGCCCTTCGTAGAACTCTCCGCCCGCGCCCTCTGTCGGTCCGGTGAACATGCCCGCAAGCGCTTCGTTCAGCTCACCCTCATCGAGCAGGGCGGCGTCGGCTTCGCCGTTGGTCAGCGCCCGGAACGCGCCGATCTGTGAATTGTTCTTGATCATCTTCGATACCGCAACCGCTAGCGGGTGGGTTGGGTTGTTCAATGCCGTTGCCATAGCCTGTAGAAATGTCTCTGGGTCCATTGTGTGTCACTCCTGTTCTTTGGGTTGCCTGCGGCGGCGGCTCTGCGCCGATGCGCTGCAGGTAGATTGTGCTTCTCGGGCTACGCGATGCGGCGGAGCGGCAGGCTACACGCCAAACTGCGGACCGCCGTCCCATAGCTCCAGATGCCAGAAGTCCGGCCATACTTCCGGCTTGCGAATTGCCGACAGGACGCCGCCTAGCAGCATGTGATTGAAGAACGTCGGATCGGACCTGCGCCCCTTATCGTTTGGATTATGCCCCGGTATGCCGGAGCCGTAGATCGCAACGTCCGCGTGGTCGGTGAAATTGTTGTCGGATAGCTTCTCGGCGGCGGAGCGGTACGCCCACGTCGCCGCAAGCTTCATGTACTGCCAGAACGAATAGTCGTCAAACCGACCGCGCTGCAGGCTCTCCAATTCGTAGCCGTACATGAAGTCGTTGCAATTCCTGCGCCCCTGCCAAACGCTTACGCCAGCATGCCCGCAGGCGTAGCCGGGCGGCACAAGCGCGTAGATCGTGAACGGGTCGCGTGGGATAAGCTGGTGCGCGCACACGTCGCGGTCGTTAGGTCCGGCAAGGTAGCGCAGGCTGTTTGAGCCGACCGTGCCGTGCCGCAGCCCGCCAATCGGCTTCGCAGGCCACTTCCAGTATAGCTTCGATTGCGTGACTACGCCGGACGGGTTGCCCCGCTCAAAGACGTTGATCACGATAATGCGCTTCAAGTATTCCGGCAGGTTAGGAAGCCCGATGCTCCGCAAGTATCGCTCTATGAGCATCTCAACTGTGTTCATCGTTCGCTCCTGTAGTTTCGGGCTTGGGCTTTTCTTCCCGTACTTCTACCGGGACTGCCCGCTCCGTGTTTACAACATTGACATCAATCGCCTCACGCAGAGCCGCCGCAGGAGCAGGTTCCACGCCCGGCACGTTTGACGGAGCCGCTTCCGCCGCCGCAAGCTTGACCGCGTTTTCTTCGGCAAGCGCAGCGACCGCCGCCGCCGCTTCTTCAAGCTCATGCTCCGCTATCTTGCCGCGCCGGATTGACCTACGCTCCGACGCGCCCTTTACCGTGTCGTACAGGAGCATCGTAACAATGCCGACGAAGCCCAAGCCCGTGTACAGCCCAAGCCATACGTTTACCTCACGGGTTACAGGCACGTCTGAGGGCGGCGCAGGTCCGCGCATCAGGAGAAGGATACCAATCGTGCAGAAGAACACGCAGATTAGCACCTTTACCAGTTCGCCCCGGCGATTGCCCAATGCCTGCGTGCGCCTGCCGTTTCGCACGCCCTGATCGTCAAGCGCGTCCAAGTCGCCCTGCGCCTCAACGTACCCAAATATTACGCAGGCGACGGCGGCTGTTCCGCAATAGGCTGTCCAGAACAGTCGCAGTATTACTTCAAGGTTTATCTCGGTACTCATTGGCTCCCCTGCGGTTGCTCCTGCGGCGACGCGCCCGGCTCCGCGCCCCGTCGTAGCTTTATGTCAACCTCATCGCCAAGCGTCGCGACCCGCGCCTTCGCGACCTGCACCTTCCTACGCATCGCCTCTTTTTCCCTGTCCGCTTTCTCATCGGGCGTAAGTCGCACAGGCACTACGATTGGCATGCTCCACACCTTACTAATTATCCACTTGAACAGTTTCATGATTGACCTCACCGCGATACTTTGCGCGGAGCCTGCGGCGGCTGCGTCTTTGCGATGTTCGCCGGGCGGGTTAGCTCCGCTAGCGCCTCTGTCGCGTCCCGTGCTATCTGTTTGTAATCGTCGCGGTCGGTTTTCAACTCCACGATCTGCCCTTCGTACAGCTTTATGAGCGCGTTTACCGATGCCCGCGTGTGAAAGCGCCCGGTGTATATCGTCCATAGCGCGACCCCTAACACGACGCTTGGCGGTCCCCAACTAAGCAGGACCGCGAACCAATTTTCCGGTGTCAATGTCTGCATAAAGTAGGCGGTTGTCAGTAAGGCAGCTTCAAAAGCTTTGTTCAGCAGGTCCGGTGTTGTCAATCTGCGGCTCCTGTCCTATGTGGGCTTGCGTCCGGCATCCGACTTTCAGTATACTTTCGTCGGCGGAGTGCTAGTTTACATAATGGCGAAGTGCAAAGGAGGTGTTCTAATGGACAGGAAGCATGGAAGGATACCCGTCGTAGCTTGTGCCGTTGCCCTGCTGTTTGGGGCGGTCGCAGGAACAATGACGGCGGATAGCGGAGCCGGGCGGGTCGCGTCCGCAGGCGTGGGAGTATCGGCGCACGTAAGCGCTGATAGCGGGAAGGGCGGTCCGGTCGGCTGTTGCGCGGAAGGCGCGCCCGTCGTGCTGCCGATTGAGCAGGTCGCGGAGCAGGTCGTGCCGCCCGGCAGCAACGTTGAGCTTGCCCGGTACTACGATTGGCAGCAGCCGATCTTCTCCGGGTATAACGTCTACAAGATGCAGGCGCAGGTAGAAGGCGACGGTACGGTATGCCTGCAAACTGTGCCGGGCGATACTCAATGCGAAGTCGCGCAGCCGGGCGTGTGGACGAATGTAACCGTACAGTTGGAGCGCACGTACGGACCCGATCCGATTGGGGTAGTGATTAGCGGGCAGGCGACGCCGGGCGGCTCCGCTCTCCGCGTCCGCGCCCTGCAGGTGCATGTCCTGCCCTGACCCGTAAATCATCCCGCCCTGCCCTGCGGTTGATGCCCCGGCTGTTGCTTGCCGGGGCTTTTCCTTGCCGCCGCCGCTTCGATTGCAGCCTCAACCGCCGCCGCCGCAGGCGCTTCTTCCGGCTCCGGCTCCGGCTCCGGCGCTTTCATAGCAGGCACGGGCGGCGGCGCAGGCATGGGCTCCAACGGCTGCGGCTTCTCAGTAGGCTTCGGCAGCATCGCGTACACGTCGTTCAGAAAGTCCTCAAAGAACAGCAATTCTCCCGGCGACAGGAGCGGCGCTATTCGCTGTATTACCTGCCCTGCGGCACTCACTCTGCGTTCGTCTATCATGGACCCTCAACCTTCCTCAATGACAAGCCCCGGAAACGCCGCCTGCTCCGGCAGCATCGTAACAAGGTGCTGCAGATAGGCGTTCAACGCCTGCGGCGGCAGCAGCGCGCCCGCTTCATACGTGCCGTTCGGCGTCCGGTGTACGTGAAAGTAGTTGTCTCGCTGCGTCCGGTACAGGTAGCTTGACGGGCGCGACTGCGGCTCCTCTGCCGCTTCCGTGTAAGCCAGCAGGACCGCGCCCGCGACCCTGTACCTCTTGCCCGCTAGAATGACCGCGTAGCTTGGCGGCGGCGGGTTAGCCGGGTCAGGTGCGCCCGGTCCGGTCGGTCCGCCCGGCGCGTTCGGCGCGTTCGCTGCGTTTGGCGCTCTAGTTGCCATATGGTGCGCTCCTGTCAAGTCGTGTCGTGTGTCGTACGTCCTGCATGTGACGCAGTATACCACACTTTGCGCGCCCGTGCGCTACGTGTTTATCATGCCGTGCGCCCGCAGGTCTACTATGAGGGCGGCTAATCGGCGGCTGTTATCCCGTACCGCGTTGTCAAGCGCCTGCACCAACCCTGCAGAGTAGGACAACCCATGCGTCGCTCCGGCGTAGGAGACGAACGTCGTGCGGTTGAGCGTGCCTGTCGGATCGCCCGTCCAGCCCGTCGCCCGTGTGCCTAGCACCTTTGTGCCGTTCCGCCAGTAGTCGGCGGTCGCGTCTACCCGGTCCGACTTTATCTTCAGTATCGGTGTCCACCCGCTCTCATTCGTGCCTATGTCTACCGCCGCCCACCCCATTACCTTCGGACCGTTTATCCCGGCGTCCTGTACCATACCGTGCATCGTGTCGTATGACGTGTACACTCCGTAGCCGAACATCTGTATCTCGCCGCCCGCTTGGTACGAAGCACCTGTTGTAATCACGCCGTCTACCTTTAGCGTTGAGTAGATGCGCGCCCAATAGGTTCCGTCAAGCACTCCGCCCGATGCGAACTTGCCCGTCATTGAGAAACCGCTATCCGACTTCAAGTAGCCCGCCGCCGACCTGTACAGGTTCGTGTCAGACCCCCACCAAAGGACCGTGCCGTTCGCGCCCCGGAAGTTGGCTTGCGTCTCAACGTCGCCCGTCGCAAGCACTTCCCGAGACGCTACGAAGTCGCGGGCGTACACGTCCTGCAGCGCTACCAAGTCGCCGTCGCTCTCTACCCGCAATACCTCTGTCGTGTTCAACAGGAGCCGCATCGCGACCGCCGTGTAATCGTTCAACAGGGTAAACGTGCTGCCCGCAGCAACGCCCTCAAACCGCACAGCCGCCCGGTCCAAGCCGGAGTAGGCATAGTTGCCTATTCGCAGCCTGACGCTGTGTGAGTAGCCGCTCACTTCGCCCGATGCCCGGAGCGTGTTGGTCGCCCACAACTCCGACCCGAAGCGGGCGGAGCCGAAGCCTGTAACCTCAAAGAAGAAGGTTGACGAACTAAGGAATTGCACGCGCCCGTCTATCGTGTTGACGAAGTTGACCTGTCCTAGCGCGTCCGGGTGTAGCAGGTCAAAGCCGACATTCCACTCCAAACCGCCGCCTACTCCGGCAAGACGCCCGTACTCTCGCGGCGGCACTTCGTCCGTCAGGAACGTGACCTGCGACCCGGTAGACGCTGCGTCCGCCTGCACAAATTGACCGTCTTCCGACAGGGATACCTTGCCCGCTTCTAACAGCCCGGTGTCTATGAGCTGCATCGTGCCTTTGTACGGCAGGAGCAGCGACAGTTTAGGAGCCGTCGTTTCTTCCTCTATGTGGGGGGAGCCTAGATACACATCCTGCTCCACGCCCGATGTTGCCACAGCGATGCCTAGCCAGTAGACCCGGCGCATTATGCGCGCCGCCGCAGGAGCCTCAACTTTCGCCTCAAAGAATGTGTCGGTATCGTCCGCAAGCGTCACTGCCGCCTGCACGTCTACCTCACTTACGAACGACCCGCCCTCATCGTAGAACTCAACGAAGTCGCGGAAGTCCGTTTCATAGATGCCCGATGCGGTACTCTTGTGAGCCGCGCTCCGCGCATTGTACACGCGCCCCGGCTCCGCCTTGTAGTAAGGCCCGTAGAAAAACTGCTCCGCTTGGTACGGCGGTCCGCCAAGTATGAACGATAGCCCGGTGAACTTCGCAAACATGGACTGCGCCCCGGCGAACGTTACATCGTTGGATAGCTCAACGCTGAACACGTCTCCTGCCGGGTCCGGCACAAGCGTGCCTATCGGGTTGTCAGTCTGCTTCGTGAACGTGTCGTCAGTCGGCGGCGGCGGCGGAGCCGGGGCAGCGATTGTGAAGGACTGGACGGCGCTGTTCGCGGAGTATCCCCCTGCGGCGCTCTCTGCGTTTATCCAGAAGTTGTATTGCACGCCCCGGTCAAACCTGCCGACTATCGTCTCCGCGACCCGGAAGCCCTGCACCCTCACCCCATGCACGGGCGGCGTGTAGGCGTCGCCGTCCTCATAGTATTTGCCGTTCGCCGCCTGCTGCCACCACAGGTCGTACCATGCGTGGTCTAGCTCCGTGCTGCCGACCGCGTGTACCCATTGAAGGTGCAGGTTGCTCTTGCCCGTAATCGGGTCTTGCCCGGCGTACAGGATTGCCGGAACGTTCCAAGTCGGCGGGCTTGGGTTCGGCGGGTCCGGCACGACGCCCGCGACGTAATCCACGCCGACCGAAGGGGCGCCAAACTTTATCGCGACAATCTTGTACGTGTAATTCGTGCCGACCGATAGCCCTGTTATGAAGGCTGTTGTCGCGTCGCCTGCCACAGTGAACGACCGGATCGGCGTCGGACTGCCCGTCACATATTCGTGCAGGTGGTATTGGTCCGGCTGCAGCGCAGGAGCAACAAACTTCAAGTGTATCCCGGCGACGCCCGGCGAAGGGTACGCCCAACCGTTCTGCCCGGCTGCAGTGTCGCGGGTGAACAGCGTCGGCGGCTGCGAGACGAACGCGGGAAAGAGGAAGTTGTAATCGCCGGACAGGTCGCCCCATAGCGGTCCCAACCGACCGCGCACGCGGAAGTGCCAAGTATGCGGTAGCTGAAGGTTCTGCACGTAGACGCCGCGCCACACGCCCGGCAGTGACCAGATTATAGCGTCCGCCTCAACCTGCCCGTCGTGCCAGAACTTGAACTCCCATTCGTCCGGGTTAGCGATGCTGCCGCCGTCCCAATCCCACAGTATGCCCACTTCGCCGCGCACGACGCCGCCGCCTGCCGGAGCGTACGTATAGCCGAACGGCGGATTGATAGTCATGTCTCGCCGGACGTTCGTCGGCGCTTCCGGGCGGCGCGGATCGGCGTCAATGTGGTACGGTCCGGCGAAGTCCGACCATTCCGTGTAGCCCCGGCTCCGCGTCGCCGCCCTTACCCGCAGGAAGTAGTCGCCGTTGAACTGCAGGCCAACGTCGCTTATGACGGACGGGCTTGCGTAGGGCGGGTATATGAAAACCGGGTAGTAAAATCCGCCCGGACCGTTGATTTCTACGTGCAGGTGCATGAAATCGGACGGCGGAGCGTAGGCAAAGGTCACTGACAGCGAAATTACCCACCGCGATAGCTCCGGGTCCCATGCGTACTGCGGCGCGACCGCCGTTATGCGCGGAGTTTCAAGCGTGCCGCCCGCGTTTGGGTCGCCGCCGCCCCGGACGCCGCCATGCGGCAGGCGCGCGCCCAATTCTAGGTCCGCAAGCCGGGAAAATATGTTGTTTGGGTACTGCACCTGCGCGATCTGCGACCTGTTCAGGCGCTCATCCCGAATTACTATAGCCATTTAGACGATCTCCACTACTAAACCAAGCGCTTCCGTGTCTGTGTTGTACTGTACGCCCCGGACGAACACGGATCCATCGAAGCCGGAGAAGTTTACGCCGGACAGGAGCGCCCGTACCGTGTCTCCTACCCAAAATGTGCCGAATATGTTGCGCCTGTTATCTACCGAGACGCCTAATGTCTTTGCGACTTTGCCCCGCTTCGCCAAGTCGCGCCCGCCCGCGTCCTGCAACAGCGTCAGGTCTATAACTTCCGGGTATTCTATGACCGTCTCCATTAGCCCGTACTGCTGCCGGGCGCTCCGGTTGACCATCTCAACGTTCAAGCGCTGCCATATTTCGCTGCCTGTGCCGCCGCCTAACACGTAGGCGAACGTGGCAACGTCGGCGGCGCTCCGGTTGAAGTCCGGCTCCGCGATTACCTCTCCGCAGAGCAGCACGTCCGCGACCCGCCTCACTCCGCGATGCTTCGCCCATCGCAATTGCCACAGGTCGGAGTGCAGATGCCCGGTCTTCTCTACCCAATAGTAGCCGCCCGCCATTTCCTTCAATTCCTGCAGGGCGTCGTACGTGCTTTTCAAGCTGGCCTCAAAGTAATACTCCGCGCCGGACCTGTCTACCTCTCCGCACACGATGCCCAACGGCTCCCTGCGGACCGCCTGCGCGTGTAGCTCCTGCGCTATCGCTCCGCCCGTGCCTATGATTTGCGTCCAGACTTCCGTGTGCCGCTTCTGGTAATACCACTCCGCCGATATGCACGACGCGGACAGGACGCCGCCGCCCGGCTTCGTGTTTAGGATAACGCCTGTCCACACCTGCGGCAGCGCTTCATGGTGAAACTCAACCCGGTTCAATTCCTGCAGGTATTGCGTCGCGTACTTCTGCCCAACCGCAGGCACGGCGAAGCTTGCTTGGTCCGCCCCGTCAAGGCTCCAACCGACCGCGATGCCCGTCGCGGGCAGGCTTCCGACTGGCTTGCCGAACGGGTCAAACACCCTCAATTCGCCGGAGAAGTTCAGCACTTATAACCTGCGCTCCCGCCACTCCAAGTAGACTTCCAAGCCGCCGCCGACCGACCCCTCATCCCGTATGGTAACGTTATTGTCGCCCGGCTTCAACCGGAACCAATCGGAGCGGATCGGCACGCCAAGCGACAGGGCGTAGTAGAAGTTGCCGCCCGCCATTGTCGCCGTCTGCTCATCGAAGTCTACAATGACCGAGTTCCACACGCCGCCCGTCTTGGTGATTACTCCGAACAGCCGCACCACATCGCCCGTGCGGGCGTTCGTGATTGAGAACTCAAGCATGTATATCTGTTCTTCGACGCCGCCCGATACGATAGGAGCCTTGTCAACGTCAATGTACAGGTTGCACTCCGCGACGCCGCCGATTGGCCCCGCTTCCTCCGCATGCACGCTGCCGGAGCGCACGGCGAATGTGATAGCCTCATACGACTGCGCCAGCGTGTACGTGTCCAGTCCGACCGCAGGGAACCGCGTCAGCGCCCCGGAAGTGTCCGCATCTTCAAGCACCGTGTCAACCTGCGGCGTGCCGTCAAACGGGCGGAGCCGGGAGACAAGCTTCGCATTGTCCGGGTCCAGCAGCGTGTAGCCCGCAACGTCATACTTCCAGAAGCCTAGCGGGTGGTGCAGCGATAGCCCGGCGTAGCCCTGTATCTGCGCCGCGACCGGAACCTCTCCGCCCGCCGCATTGACTTTGCCCGCGTCAATCGCGTACCACGGCGGCGGCTTGTGCGACCGGATCGGCTGCATGCCCTGCGCCGTCGCGGTATGCTCCGTCCACTGCCAAGTATGCGACGATGCGAAGCCCGCAACATCCTTGAAGCGCCCGAAGTACCGCCACATAAGGTTCGTGCTGTCGCTAGTATTGAACAACGGTCCTAGATAACTGTTCTCCCATTCTTCCGCGCTGGCGTTGCCGTAGATTACCTGCACCTCAACCGTGCCTAGTGCCGGGATGTCCAACTCTACCCAAAGCTTGCCGTCCGCGTCAGGGAAGTTGCCGACCCACCAGTTTGACATAATCCCGTTCGCTATCACGCGCAGGTCTTCCGCCGCCGCTTCAAGCTTGCCCGCCCCGATCAGCGCGGCATAGTCTATGTCAATGCACACCGGATACCCGCGCACATAGATGTTGTCAGGGTTCTCAACCGTGTACACGCGCCGCCAGTTCCAGCGCGTAAGCTTCGGAGCGGTCGGCGTTATGACAAGCTGTGGGCGCGTCGCGACGTTGCCGCCGACCGGAATATTGAACGACCTCTGCGGCGATGCTCCGCTAGGCAAAGTCTGAGTATCGTCCTGCACAGCCGTGTTGACTAGCTCCGGGTCAGGAGCCGTAAAGCTTGCGGCGTACGTCCGCGAGCCGACCTGCCAAGCGATGTTGTTCACGACCGCCCGGCAGTCCCAAAAGCCCGCCGTGCCTAGATACTGCGTGCGGATGATGCGCTCCTCTCCGGGCGGCAGGGCGCGGATTAGCAGGTCGCGGGCGACGTTATGAGCTGCGTTCCTCACGGGCCATACGTCCGCCCCTGCCTCAATCGTTATGTTGAGTGTGAACTGTCGCGGCACGTACCGCGCATCTACCAGCTTCGCCCCGCGCTGCCCGGCAGAGATTACCGCTTCAACCGTTGGGTAGTCATGCAAGCCGAACGTCTCCGATGTAAAGTTTACATCGTCTCCTATGTCCAACTCATCGAGCGTCACAGGGTCAATTATCTTCACGGAGTACGGTTGTGCCGCCATTCTGCGTCCCTCACTTCTTTACATTCTGTTCTAATTTTCCGCTCCGCCTGCCCCCATTTTACCCCTGCGGCGGCTGTTTCGCATGCTCCCGTCATTCCCTTTGAGACGCGCTGAGAGCCATTCAGCCGCGTCAATACCTCTGCAGAGTACGTTTATAGTCATGCCCATATTCTGACGATTTCGTGCCTGATATTAGCACATGGTTGCTACTATGCGACCGGGCGCTGCTCCTGCTGCGACCGCCGCCGCAGGTAAGAAAATTAGAACACTTGCCCTCTACCTGACCAGTCCGCCAAGCCGCTCCTGCTCCGACAGGTCCGTGTACGGGTTGTTGTTGTGGACGTGCTGCACTCCGATGTGGGTATGCACCGGAGCCTGCGCCCGCGACGGCAGAGGCGCTACCGCTACTCCGGCTATGCCGCTCACTCCGATTGCGCCCCGTCCTGCGGCTCCGGCAAGAGCGGGCATAGGCATTGGTCCGAAGCTTCCTCCCCCGCTTGCGGCGGCGGCTGCGACTGTGACCATTGCGCGACCTGCCGAAGCGATGCGCCGGAGCATGCTCAATAGCCCGTATTCGTAGCCCTCGCCGCTCTGCTTGCCTAGCGGTATAAACGCAGGAGCAGGCGATTGAGGGTTGCCCGCCGCATCGTCCGCGCCCTGCTTCGCGCTGTCAACTATCGCCTTGCCTGCGTCGTACGTCGCCTGCTTCTGCGATAGGATGCCCTTCGCTAGCGCCTCTCCGATCTTCGTGCCTAGACTTTCTACCCAACCGAGTAGCTCAATCGCTTTATGCCCTTCCGGGTCTAGGAACGTTTTTAGCGCGCCGAACAAGGCATCGAAGCTTGCGACCCACACGCTGTTGCGCTGGTAGTCCAGATAGTACCTGATCCAGTATTCCAGCATCGGGAAGAAGCCGCCCGCTATGTTGCCGTTCGGTTGGTCGCCGTGCGTCATCATCCAAAGTATCGTGCCGTTCTGCTCCTTCGGTCCGAACACTACCTTGAAGGCGTTCATAATCGCTATCAGGAGCGGACCGATTGCGCCCGGCAGGTTAGTCAACACAAGCACAACATCGTTCTTCAACGTGTTGAACGACGCCGACCCCTCTGTTTGCGCCGTCGCTAGGTTGCCTGTGACCGACGTCTTTATCTCTCCGGTCTTTGTTTCCGCTTCGGTCTTGAACTCCTGCAGGCGCGTCCCGGCGTCCGACTTGAGCTGCGCTAGCTTGCTGTTCGTCGGTCCTGCAACCTCATCCTTCATTAGCCCGAACATGCTGCCGACGCCCGCGATCAGCCCACCGACTAGCCCGCTCTTGCCGTCCGTGCCGACCGCCTGCTCCTTCATAGCGGAGAACCCGGACTGCACGCCCTCTTTTACGGTTTGGATTACGCCGCCCTGCCCGGTCGCTCCTACGACAACATCACGCGCTCCCTTGAACATGTCCTGCGCGCCGTCCAAGAAGGTCTTTATCAGGGGTCCGGTATCGTCCTTCACGTCCGTAAAGCCGCCCGTTACTCCCTTGTAAATGTCGCCTATGAAGCCGCCGACTGCGGAGCCTGCGCCGACTATGTTCTTCGCTGCGTCCTTGAACGGCTGCGTCGCGCCGTCTAGGATTTTCTTGCCTACTTCAATAAGCTTGCCCGGCAGCTTGCCGAACCATTCCATAACGTCGTCAACTATGTCCGGTACGATGCTGTTGCCTACCAGATCGTCCCAAATCTGCTTGAACCAACCTGTAACGTCGGACCAAAGGTTCTTTGCTCCCTGCGTTATGTCGGTCCAAGTCTGCGACAGGGATTGCCACAGCCGCGCCGCCATGTCACCGATGTACGCCCCGGCGTCGCCTATGAATTGCGTGCCGCCGTTCCACGCTCCGACTAGCGTTTCCCACAGCCATACAAAAGCCGTGCCGACTTTGGAGAAGCTATCCCCTATTGAGTCTCCGATGCCCTTCAAAGTGTTGTTGAAGCTGGTAGCCGCTTCGCCTTTGCCGAACTCCTCCCACTGCTTCCCTATATCGTCCCACCACTTGGTAAACTGCTTGCCCGGATCGGCAAGGAAGTTTTCAATGTCGGTGAACGTTTCTTCAAAGCCGCCGAACGACGCCCATGTGCCTGTCTTGCCTAATTCGTCTAGGAACGTGCCAAGCCCGGACAGGCTGAACCTTGCGACCAGATCATCCCAAGCTTTTACAATGTCCGGGTTGCGCTTGACAAGCTCATCTATGAAGCCCTGCCAGAAGTCGGTTATAAGCGGCTTGCTGCCCTGTATTAGCTTTGATAGCTCACTGTTGAACCCGGACAGGTCCGGTCCTGCGGCGGCTCCCCCTCCGCCTGCGGCTTGCGCTGCCGCTATCATTTCGTCAAGCACCTGTCGCTGCGCCGCGATGCTCTCCGCGCTCCGGGCTTCGGCTTCCGCCCGCGCCTGCGCCAACTCTGCGACAAGGGTATATTTATCTACAAGCGCCTGCGCGTCGTCAACGCGCTTCTGCGCCCCTGCTTCTTCCTGCCCTAACGCATCAAGCCGTGCCTGTAGTGGGCGGTTCTCAATCTCCGCCTGTTCCTCCAACTCCGACTTGCGGAGCGCTAGCGCGTTTTGCTCACGCGATATGCGTTCTTCAAGCGCCCGCGCTTCGTCGCCTAGTCGGTCCTCAATTTCGGCGCGCTGGTCCGACAGGCTCTTAGCCCGCACTTCCGCCGCTTCAATTGCTCCCTGCGTCTCGGACAGGACCGCCGCCTCACGCTTCTCCAATAGCGTGCGGGCGTCCTCTGCCGTGCGCCGGGCTGCTTCGGCTTCTCGGGAGAGCAATTCGATGCGGCGGCTCCCTTCCTCAATGCTTGCCGCCGTCGCGTCAGCCTGCTCCTGCGCCGCCGCCTGCACAGCCTGAGCCGCTTCTACCCGCGCCTGCGCTTCCTTTACTGCCGACTGCTCTATCTTCGTCTGTTCGTCGTTCGCCCTCTGCAGGTCGCGGAGCCGGATCGCGCCCTGCTCCCTGATGCTGGCGATCCGCTCCGCCGCCGACTTCTGCTCTTTTTCAAGCGCTTCCTGTAAGCGGGCTATCGTCGCGACCGCTTCCGCCTTCTCCGCGTCAACCGCTTCCTGCTTTAGCTTGAGTTCTTCCTCCGCGACCTGCGCCGCAAGTTGGGCGACTTCGTACCCATCCTTCGTCCGGTCGTTGTATTGCTCCTGCGCCCGGTTGATTTTCGCTAGCGCGGCGATCCGCTTGTTGGGGTCAGTAATGCCCTGCGCCGCAAGCCGCTCCCTTGCGTACTGCAGATTGGCGATGCGGAGCCGCCTGTCCTCCAACGCAAGTATGCGCTGCGCCGCCCGGTACGCTTCGGTCGCGCCGTCTATCTCACGCTTCCAACGGGCGTCTACATCGTCAACGATCTTCTGTTGGTCCGCGATCTGCCGGGCGTAATGCTCCGCGACCTGCTTCAACGCCGCTTCCTGCGTCAGTACCGCTTCCTCAATCTGCTGCTGCAGGTCCGATATTTCTTCCTGCCGGGCGGCTTGCGCTTCGCCAATACGCTCCTGCAGGTCCGCTAGCTCCGCCGATGCTGCAGTGACCCCTTCTGCGGCGGCGGCGATTGCCTTGTTCTGCTCATATAGCTTGTCCTGCAACGGGATTAGCTCATCCTGAGCGTCCCTGACTTTGCGCTCCGCCGCAGCCTGCGCTTCCGCCGCCGCCGTCACAGCGTCGCGGAGCGGCTTCAATGCCGCAAGCTTCGCCGCCTGTTCGCCCTGCAGCCGGGCTATCTCCCGCTCCGCGTCCTCCTGTTCTTCCGCTAGACTTGTAATCTTCTCGCGGTCCGCCGTCTGCGCGATTGTGAGGCGCTGTAAAGCCTGCTCATTGTCGCGCAGGGCGTCTGATATAGGCAGCAGCTTTGCGGCTTCCTGAGCCTGTCTCAATTGCGCTGCGGCGAACTCAGCCTGCGCCCGCGTTAGCTCCGACTGCACTTCTTCAAGGTCGGCGGTCGCGGCTTCCAGTTGGCGCATCGCTTCGCGGGCGCGGATTAGGTTCTCAACGTAGTCCTGCACGGCAGGTCCGAGAGTAACCAACCGGGCGCGGACGCGGGCGACGATCTTCTCCGTGTCGGCTCCCGCCTTGTTCGCTTCGGCAAGAGCGAACGCGACCGCGTTCTCTCCGGCAATCTGCGCCGGGATTATGTTTACCTCCGCAATATCGCCCCGCTTGAACAGCGTTTCAAGCCGGCTCTTTATCGCTGCGGCTGCTTGGTCGAGTACATCTAGGTCCGGCTTGCTGAACGCGGAGAGCAGGCTGTCAACCGCAGCCGTTCCCAAGTCGCCTATCTTCCGCAGGAAACCGCCCGCAGCCTTGCCGCCGCCGCCGCCGCCCGCCGCCTTTGCCGCTTCCGCCTCAAACGCTTTATTGAACGATGCTCCTGCAGCGACGCCGCCCGCCTTGCCCGCATCGTTCCAACCTGCGACGAAGCCTTCCCAAGTCCGTGTGAATATGTTTGCCCAATCGCCCGATACGACTGCGGCGGCGAAGCCTTGAAAGGCTCCGGCAAGCGCAGAGATTGCAGGCAGCACGGCGGACAGGACGATCCGGGCAAGGTCCGCGAACCAACCGATTAGCCTCTGCACAGCCGGGTCGGACATGACCCGGTTCAATATTGAGAACGCTGCGGCTAGGAAATGCACGAACGGCGCGACCATCTGCGCCTTCAACTTCTTCCATGTTTCGCCTAATTCCCGCGCTTGGTCCGACTGCCCTGCTATGTCAATCAGACCCTTTATCAACTTCGCTGCGGCAAGCGCGGCTCCTAAGATGCCTAGCTTCATCCCGGTTAGACCGCGAATAAATCCGGGCGCAACCTTGCTCATCTTGGACGTGCTGCGCTCCGCTTTGTCCAGACCGCTACTAAGGTCGGAGCCTGCCTTCTTTACGCCCGTTGCTGTGCGGGTAACAGCCTGCGATACGTTCTGCCCCCACGCTTTGATGCGCGCCCCGAAGCTAGTTGCCTTCTTCTCAGCAACGCCCATACTGTCGGCTGTTCGCACGATAGCACGCTCCGCCCCTGCGGAATTGCCGTCCAATATTACTGTTTCGTGTATCGTGTTATCTGCCATATCTTTTGCTTCCTGTTGCCTTGCGCGACCTGCGGCCCTGCGGCGGCTCCTGCCTGCTCTGCTTCGCCTGAGCTGCCCGGTCGGACAATGGAAATAGCCGGGCGCATCGGGTGGAGGACTGCCCCTCTGCGCGTCGGCTAATTCCGGGCGGTAGGTTCGCTAAGGACTAAAGGTCAATTGACGGTTGCGGCATGTGGGGATACCGCGACGCCGCCGATTATGACCTGCCGATCTAACTGTCGGCCACTCCGCTTACGGCGCATGTACGCCCGCTTCGCGGCTTCTACGAAGGCTTTCCTTCCCGGCGTCCGTTGCTCCGCAATCCACATGTCGTACCATTCGCCCATTGTGCGGGCTATCGGCTGCGGAGCGTTTATCAGACGCGCTACGCTTCGCGGGAGATACCTTCGGAGTATCTTACGTAGTTGTGTGTCGCTTGCTCTTTGCTGCGCCTCCAATCGGGCGAGAAATTCGTCCGCCTTTTTGCTGTGCGGCAGGACCGCCGCGTAAAGCAGATCGTGACGGGATCTCAAATAGGTCCGGCTGTCCTTCAGGTAGATGTGCGCCCATGCGTACCAAAACTGCCTCCAACGCAGGACTGACGCCGGGTTCGGCCCGAAGCCGTGCATCGTCAATTCCGTACATACGCTCAGTAAATGCCCTTCTTCTAGGTAGGTCGCGGCTCCCTTGCTGCCCGGACCGCTCCCAGAACTTTCTGACCCGACCGAAAAAAACTGTCTGCTATGTCAGCAACCTCATTCGCCGCAAAGAACCCGTCTAGGACGTGCGGTAACTGTGTTACCTTCAACCATGAGAATATGAACGCTTCGTCCGCTTCGTCCTCTGCCGACAGGATTAGCCCGAGAAGCTTCCTGATCAGGTCCGGTATCTTTACCCATACTTTGCGGAGCAGGTCGGCTAGCTGTATGAGATTGGACGGGTCAAGCTTGTCCCAAGTCTCCTGCGTTAGTATGCCCTCTGCGACCAGCGCGTTGAGGTTCTCAGCGATTAGCTCCCCTACTTCGGACGTGCGGAGCATGGTCAACTCCTCAAACGTATAAGTGCGGCTCTCGCCCTCATCGTCCGGGTCCGACCTCTTGCGCGGTCGCGTAATCGTTATGCTGTCCAGCAGATACGGGTCGTCATTGCGGAGCGCTGCCCGGCTTGCGCGGTCCTGCTCCTGCGTTTGCTTCGCCTGCGCCTCTGCGCGCTCCTGCGGGCTTGGGTACTTCCGCTCCGGCTCCTGCACCTGCTCCGGCTGTTGCTCCTGCGCCTGCGGCGGCGCTGCGGCTCTTTTGCCGCTTCCGCGTGTTGCGGTTGTCATAAGGCTAAACTCCCTTACGTGTAACTTATTGCCCACTGCCGCCGCAGGTGTGCCGGGCGACGGGCTAGCGACTGTGGGAGCAGGCTGCAGCCCCCACAGTCGCCGGGCTTGGCTAGATTATAGTCGCCGGATTAGGCGTTGTCAAACCCACCAAATCCGTCATCTTCGATTATGAAGCCGAACTCCTCATCCGCAGCCGCCGACTTCGTGAAGCCCCGCAGGGTCATGGCGATTACGTGCAGAGCGCCCGGCGCAAGGTTGATTGCGCTGTCGCCTGCCGCGTTGCCCATGTCGCGAATGAAGTAGGAGCGAAGCTTGTCTTCTTCGTCTATCTCCATAACGGCGACGCTCCGGCGCGGTACGATCCGCTTCGCCGCAAGCCCCTTCTTCCTGCCTTCCGGCGGACCCGCTACGATTGTCGTGGCTGTAGGCAGCACCCACGCTAGGACGAACGTCTCAATGTCGCCCGTCGCGGCAAGGTTCGTCGTGACCGTCAGGCTATGCCCGGTGTTCTCCGTCTTGAAGTCGGCTTCCGACTGGTCAACACGATACCCGGTTTCCTCAAAGCCTTTGCTCACGGCGATGCCGCCGTCCGTTGCTCCTACGTCCTCAAACGGCGCGACGAACTCAAAGTCCGCGACCGTCATTATGTCTGCCATGTCGCCCGGATCAGCCACGATTACGGTTGGTGTTACTCCGATGCGGCCCGGTCCGGCAGTCTCGGCACGCTCATCAAATTGTTTGAAGTTTGCCATTGTTGCTGCTCCTGTCGTGTCGTGCTACGTGCTATCGTCTCTGCCCGCTAGGACCGGGTATCACTAATGCGTCGCGTCCTGTTGCGCCGGAGCGGAGCGGTGATTACTCCGCGTGCCATTCGTAGTCGCCAAGATCGGCGTCCTGTAGTTTCGCGGCTTCGTCAGCCGTTACTATCAGGGCGTGTCCGAACGGAACCTGCATGCCCGCAACTTCAAGGTGCGTGCCGCGTGTGTTCTTGCCCCTGCCTTTTCGCTTCGCTACGCGGAAGGCTTGCAGATCGTCCGCCTGCTTCATAGCGATTGCTACCTCTGCGGCGGCGCTGTACTCCGCGTTGCGAAGCTTCGCGCCCGAAAGACCCGCGACTTCCTGCAGGCTATCCGCGTCGGAGCCCACTTCGCCAGCGTTCGCGCCCGTCGCGCCTGCCCCGGCTCCTGCGGCTCCGCTAGCGGCTGTACTGGACCCTGCGCGGGTTGGGGAGCCTGCGGCGGCGTTAGCGCTTGCGCGGCTTGGAACGGGCGTCGTGTTGGCTCCTGCGTTGCCTGCGGCGGCTCCGGTCGTGTTAGTCGTGTTGTCTGCCATTGTTGCTGCCTCCTGCTTCTGTCGGTTCGTTGATGTTGCTATTCTAACCTGTTACTTCGCGCCCCGCACGCTTATCAACCGTGCGACCTCTCCGGGCATCAGTTGCACGATGCGACGGCGGGCAGCACGGGCGGCGTGCTTGTGGAACGGGTTGGCGCGTGCAGGTCCGACTTTCCACCTGTAGAACTCCTTGCCGCTTATCCAGAAGTGTAGCGGGTAGCCCCTCCCGGTGTTGTCAATCGCGCCCCTGCCCCGGAACAGGAAAATGATGTGCTTCTTCTTGTTCGCTACGACCCGGCGCGCTCCGGCTCCGGCTCCGACCTTACGCACGAACCAACTCCGGCGCGTCTCGCCCGATGTAAGCCCTTTGCCAATCGGCGTCCGCTTCTCCAATTCCTCTTTGTGGATCGCTGCGCCCCGGTCTAACAGGATGCCGAAGCCACGCGGCAACCGGGCGGCGGTCGCCTGTAAAGCCTTGCGCGCTCCGCGTGTTGGGAACTTCAGGACGATTGCAAGCCCGCCCGCGAGAGTCGTAGGCGGAGCCATTACCGGATACCCCCAAGCACAAGCGGCTGCACGCATGCTGCCATTTTGAAGTACATCGCGGCAGAAGCGATTAGCGTCTCGCTTACGTCAATGCTTACGTCGCCCGCGTTCTTTATGCCCTGCACTTTGTTCTCCTGCAGGAACAGGCTGACAGCCAAACCGTACCTGTGGTTTAGATCGTCCGTCTCGGTCGGCGTCGTGCCGATTACGTACGTCTTCACTAACAGTTGAGGCACGGTCCGAATAGGAGCCTGCGGCGGCGGCGTCGTAGTCATCCCGGTTATCTCAACCGTGCATGCCGGAAACGCCTGTAGCACTTTGCCGACGTTCTCCAACGGTATCATGCCCCGCTCCCACTGCGCGATTGCGGGCAGCACCATCGGCGCGCCTGCATCCGCCCACCATGCTTCAACCTGCCCGATGTACGTCGGAAGCCCTGCCTGCAGGAGCGTCAGGTAGCGCCTGCCAAGTAGCTCTAGGTTGGGGAATGGTAGCGGGTCCATGTTCGTCCGTTCGGTCGTTCGGTCCGTTAGTTTTCAATTAGACGCCACGGGTAGAAGTCGGTCGCGGGTCGCGGCTCCATGCTTGCGTGACGCACGACCCCAAGCGATACCGCCGACAGGTCGTAGCCTTCAACGCTTACCACGGGCGGTATCAGGCCCATAGCGACGAAGTTTTCCAGAGTAAGCGCCGCAAGGTTGTTGTACAGGCGCGCATACTCCGATAGCCAGCTTGCGACCGCCGCCGCATATTCGTCCGGGCTGTGTCCAATCGGCGGAGCGCTCTCGACCATAGCCGCCGCCCCGTACATGACGATCAGACGCAGGTTCTCAAGGAAGTCCGCCCGGACCTGCGAGACAGGCGCGCCGTACGGCGGCAGCGTCGCGTCAGTAAAGCCCCGCAGCCGAAGCATTGTGAACAATTCGCCCTGCCGTGCCAGTATCCATTTATCTATCGCTTCGGACGGCACGTTTTGAGGGAACGAATTGAGGCTGCTTACTTCGGCTGCGGTTATTATCTGCGGCATTAGTTACCGCGCCCCCTGCGCCCCTGAGCGCCACTAGGCGGCGTCTTACCCCCATCGTCGGTATCTTCCGTCGCATCGGGCGGAGCATCGGCTGTGAGGGCTTCTGAGGACGGGGCTGTGCCTGCTACAGCATCCGCGCCCGGCGCAGGCGCAGTGAGGGCGTTTGACCCGGCGTCTGCGGAGCCTGCGGCGGCGGCGCTTCCGTGCTTCGCTTTGATTTCGGCGTCAAGGTCGGTCGTTGAAGCGGGTCCGGGTATGTTCGGTCCCGAAGTCGCCCCTTCCGGCGATGCTTTGGGAGTGCCGACGCCTGCCACGCCCGGCGTGCCGGGATGCGGCTGCATGCTTGGCGTTAGCCCGCCGTCGCCGCCCGAAGGACGCCCGGTCGCTAGGCTGTCTTTGCGCCATACAGGGACGGCGGGTTCAGCGTTCGCGGCGCGATGCGCGGGCGGCAGGTCGTTGTCTTTCGCCGGACCTTCAACCAACTGCAGCATGCCGCCCGCAAGCTTGTTCTTTATATCGTCCGGCAGAGGGTTCGGCACTTCTACGACCGCGTTGCCCCTTACTACGATCTGGTGATCGTAGGAGCGGTAGACCTGCGTCGGATTTGTCAGTTGCACGTAAAATCCCATTGTGTGTACCTCCCGGTGTCATGGTTGCGTCAGGCTAATATGTGGGCGGCGGCTGTCTTGGCGGGCGGCTCCTGACGGTCAGGTTTACCGTGTTGTACCTGCCCGGTCGTACAGCCACCCACATACCGTAAAGACGGCAGGTTTAGAACTGGACTATCGCAAGCCCGCCCGCAGCAGAGATTACCTTGCCGATGCCGCCCGCCGCGACAATCTTCCAAGCGCCCGCGCCGTTCGCAAGCACACCAAGATCGTCGCCCGCAGGGACCGCCCCGGTATACACAAGCTCATCTATGAAGGCGGCTGCGTTGGCGCTTGCTGCGACCGCGTTCGGAATAAGACGCACCCCAATCGGGTGATTTGCGATAGCGCAGCGCTCAATAGCGATGCACTCCGGCACATCGTCGTCCTCGCACTTCACAACCGTTACGCCGACGCCCGAAGCGCCCTCACGTCCGAAGCGGAGCGGCTCCCCCTGCACGATTACGACGCTCTCCGACAGGTCTGACGGAGCCTGCTTCGTGGTCGTGTCGCCAAGGTGCATCCCCTGCTTCGCGCCGCTTGCCATGCCAAAGTATTCAGTAGGCATTGTATGTTCCTCCCGCGCTGTTGTTCCTGCGCGCTGTTAGATGTGGTGTGTCAATCAACTTGCCCTGTCTGTTGCCCGTTGCCCCTGCCTGCGGCGGTCCCACGCCCCTCTCCAAAGCGCCGCCGCCGCAGGCTTTCCACACAAGACGGTCCGGTCGGTGGTCCGGTCCGCCTACAGGGTTAGCGTAGGTCGGCTTGGGTTATACCCAAGTGCTGTCAACTACGACGCGGCTGTTCGGAATTGCCGGAACAACTTGGTCGATCAGCGTGCCATAGATCGCGTTTATCTGCCGCGACTCATACCGGGCTTCCTCGGTGCTGAACGGCTTCGCGACGTACCGCGTCAGAGCGGCGGAGCGGTTGAAGATCACGATCACATCGTCCGGTATCGCGGCGGACCTGTGGACCGCCTGCAGTCCGAAGAACGCGGCTATGTCGCCGTTCGGTATCAGGTAGTCACCCGCAGGTGTCTCCATTACCTTCATAGCGATCATGCGCGTAGGCGACATAATCATGTCGGTTGCAGGAAAACCGTTTTCTTCCTGCAACGTGTCAATGCCGCGCAGCACGTCCTGATAGACGAACGTCCCGGCTGTCAGCGTGTTGATTACGGTCGGAGCGTCGGAGCCGTCGTCCAAATACCCGTTCATGATGCGCGTCGCGACCATGCGGAAGTACGACTGCCCGATGCGGATACCCAACACGCGGAAGTACAGTTGGGCAAGCGAGACGGGCATGTAAATGTCCGCTTCGTCCGTCCACTGGATGCCCCTGCCCTTCTTGGTCAGGTGTATCTCGCGCTCCGACAGGGTGAGCGTAGCGACCGGGATTTCTGAACCCTGCGCGACCGCCTTCAACGTGTAATCGTCGGAAGTGTTCGCCCCTTCAAGGTTGAACCACTTGGCGGCGGACTTGTCAATCGTCACGGTCGTGCCGATTAGCGGCTCCCACTTCGTGGCGACTTCGTTGATGCCCGTGCGGAAGCCGTCCTCCGTCGTAGCGACGAACAGGGGTGACAATTCGTCCGATGTGATCATCTCGCGAACCATCATCCCGCGAAGCTTCTCGGGCTTTATGTCCAGCGCTTCGTACAGGGCGGGCAACGTCGTGCCACGCTCCTCTAGGAAGTTTGCGACATGTGAGCTATCCCACTTCTTCGACAGGCGGCGCAGCTCAAGCACCATCTCGTCGCCTACAGGGACTTCAACGAAGTCCCGTTCCATGTTATGCCCGTCGCCTACATACCGCTTGTTGGTGTAGTCATACTTGCGGGCTTTCGCTGCTGTTCTTCGGCTCATGGTTCTAACTCCTGCATTGTGTGCTGTTGTGGCCCTGATTGTACGCGGCTATGCGGTCCGGTCCGCGTAACACTAAGAAGCAAGTCAAGCGAAGCGTTAGAACTTGCTGCCCGCGTTGGTCTGCTCCGCCAACGTCGGTATCCTGTCGTGCGCCCCGTTGCCGTTGTTCACGGGCTTCGGAGCCGGGTCTTTGTCGGTCGCGGTCGCGTCCTGCGGAATGAGTGCGGACAGGACGCTCCGCCCGGCTGTGAAGTGATCGCCCGCCGACTGCAGCCCGTCCTCCAACTCCTTCTCCAAGTCGGACGCGGGCAGTGTGGCTATCATGCGCTTGTAGCGCTCCACGTCGCCGGAGCCGTGCGGGTGGGACCGCACATAGGCGCGGGCGCACTCATCGCGGAGCCGGGCTAGATAATGCTTGCCTGCGGCTGCGTCGTTTACCATGCGGGTTACTCCTGTAAATGACAGGCTGCGCTCTCCCGTCGCGGCGCGAAGCTTGTCAAGTATGATGCGGACGCCGTTCGTGACGGGCGGCTCCGCCCCTGCATCCGTAATGAGCGCCTGCACTTCCGCCGTCAACTGATTGAGCAGGTCAAGTATAGGCTGCGCTTCTTCGGTCGTTATCCGCTTCAACGCGACCCGGTTGGGCAGCACGTTATTCCGCACGATGCCCAATGCCTGCGTCAGCGCGGCGCGCATGCGGGCGGCGGGTGACGACGCGATTGTGTTGCCCTGCGGCGGCGCTGCTGGTGTCTCGGTCGCGGCAGGAGCGTCGGCGGCGGGCGCTTCAACGGGCGTGCCGCCAGTCGCTTCCGCTAGCCCGTTCTGCGCGTCCAACTCCGCCTGCACGGTGTCGCGCTCCGCTTTCAATGCGTCCAACTGGATTTCAAGCGCCTGCTTCTGCGTCTGCAGTCCGGCGATTGCCTCCGTGTTGTCCACTTCGGTCGCGGCGGATAGCCCGTCAATCTGCTCCTGCACGCCGACGATCTCCTGCTCCAACGCGGCTATCTGCGTGTCCAACTCCGGTATCCGGTCCGCTAGCGCCTGCGCTACGTCTTCCGCAGCCTGCGCTACAGCGTCCTCTACCGCAGCCGGATCGGTTTGGCGCGTGCCGCGTGTCCCTGCGCCTGCTCCTGCTCCTGCGGCAGTCGTGCCGCCCGTTCGCTTGACCATTGAAGCCTCCTTGTGCTGTGTGCCTGTTGTGCCTGTGCCTGTATGCTCCGGTGCTTGCGCGATATTGCTCAACGGTATTACCGTCCAAGCCCGTTCTAGGTGTCGCGGGTCCAGCAGGCGCACGCCGACGCGCATCTCCAACTCCGAGACAACGCGGGCTTCGTCCTGCGATAAACGTTGGGTCGCGGCTATCATGCGCGCCTTGACCGGGATTACTGCCGCGTCCGGCGTGGCGCCCTTTACGACGAACGAACCTTCGTTCATGTCGCCGTTCTCGACGCCCGCTAAACAGATAACCGTCTGGTCTGTGCCATTGTTGGCGTCGTACTCCGCGCCCGGCAGGTGCGGGCAGTCCCACGACATGATGTTCTCGCCGCACAGGTCGCAGCGCATGCGCCCCGGCGTGAACCCTATGGACACGTCGCGGTACGTCCGCGTCTCAATGCTGTCAATTACGGCGTCGTTAGGCTTGTTTGCCCCGGCTCCGCCCCGTGTGATGTACCACACGCAGTAGAAGTTTTGCAGGACGCCGCCCGCCCACCTGCCCATGTCTAGCCCGGCGCTCCGCCGATGCGACAGGAACCAATCGCGCAGGAGCCGCGTACTCTCCGCTTCCTGTAGCTTCTCCGTCGTGCCGTCAAACGACTGTCCTACAGGCAGGTCCATGTAATCGTGCGCCAGCATGAGCGCGCGCCCCTGCTTCGCCTGCACGACGTAGCGCTCAAGCGTCTCAGGAAGCATGTAAGTGTAATAGCTATCGGGCAGGTTGTTTGATAGCTCTGCAGGCACTAGGAACAGCCGCGTTGGATCCATAGGTTCGCCGTACACGTCATGCAGCATGCGGGCTACAGCGTCGGACGGTTGGCCTAAGTTGGAGCCGATGCGCGCCTTGAACGTGCCGCGACCTGCCGCCGCAATCTCATCGGCGGTCGGCTCTCCTTCGCGGACAAACTTGTTTCTTTCTAACAGCTTGGGGGTCATGGGCGACCTGCTCCTGCTTCGGCTCCTGTTCCTGCATGCGCTCCGTTGGTCGTGCGCCCCGCTAGGTCAGGGCAAGTCTCCCTAAAGTACGCAAACGACGGCGAGAATATGTGTCGGCACATCGGTTGCGGGCAGATGCACACCCGGTTCAGCAAGCGCCTGCGGCGGCGGTTTGGTCCGCGTCTGCCAAGTATCGTGTAGGCTCCGGTCGGTTGCCTGTTCTCGCAGTTTGGGCAGACGATTTCCGCAGGCCATTCGGGAGGTACTTTGACGGGCTTCTCGCCCTGCTCCTGCAGCGACCGTTGCCCTTCCGCGAGAACCGCTAGCTTGTCACGAAGTTGCAGGTTTCTTGGGTCCGGGTTGCGGTCGGCTGCGCGTGCTTCCGCGTCGCGTGTGTTTGGCATAGTTTATATCCTATCTGCGACCATTATGTCAAGGGTGTGCATAACAGCGAACAGGGCGGTCTACCTGTACCCAAACTCACACTCACAGTTGGTAACGCAAGCGCTGTCGCCTATAACCGGGAGAGTGCCGATTTCCTGCCACCCTGCGGCGGCGGCTTCCTTGCAGTCCGTACAGTGTTCGGCTCCGGGTCGCAGTATCCGCCGCTCCTCTGTCAGACCGCTCTGCCGGGCAACCCTGCGCCCCATCTGCTGCATCGTGCCGCGCCCTGCGTCGGAGTACATCCCTGCTCTCTGCAGCATCGCCCCTTCCGGCAGGTCCGCATCGGCGGGCAGGTCTTCAAGCGTGTGCGTTATGTCGCCCTCAAACCTGTCAACGAAGCGGTACTGCGCCTTTACCCGGCTTCCGACGAAGCCCCAATCGGAGCGCGTCATGTTCAGGAAGCCGCCCCGCATAAACACTGCCGCCGCAGAGTGGATGCCCTTTACGATGCTCCGCATACCTTTGTTCCATTCGTCCGCCCCTATCTCGCCCCGGACGAATTGCCGCGTTAGCTTCATGTTCTCGCGCCGCCCGCCCTGCCATAGCTGGTCCATCATGGAGCGTACGACCGACTGCGGCACAAACCGACCGCTCCCATCCCTGTAGCGTCGCGCCGATGCGTCCCATGTGTAGCTCATTCCGCTTCGTCCTCTGCCTGCTCCTGCTCCTGCGCCGCTTCAATCGCTTCGTCAAGCCCGGCGTCTAGGAAGTTGATTAGCTCTGACGCGCCAAGATCGCGGAGCGTGTTGCGGGTATCCTCAACTATGTCCTTGCCTAACACGTCGGCGGCGTTCTCGCCCAAGTCCGGCACAACCGTGCCGTCGTCAAGCACTTCGGTTGCCCGCTTGTATCGTCTCGGGGCAGGAGCCGGAGCCGGAGCCGGAGCCGCCGCAGGCAACGCAGGTGCAGGCGCGACGTTGGCAGCGTCCGCAGGTGCAGGAGCGCCCGCGCCCGTGCTTATGCCGTCCAGCGCAGCGCCTTCTTCCGCCGTCACTCCGGCGTCCGTGCCGGGCTGCGCCGTTCCCTCTGCAGGCGTCGCGGGCGCTATCGTGCCGGGCGCGTCCGGTATCTCTCCGCCTATCTCCGAAGCCGGGAACAGCGAAGCGAATTGGCCTGCCGCGAACACGTCAGCCGCAGTCGGCGGCGGCGGTCCTTCCGGGTCATGCTCCGCGACCCTGTTCGCGAACGTCTTGTGTGAGTCTATGCCCCAATAGTAGCGATTGTACGAATTGGTGTCCTCCGACGCCTGCGCGCTTGCGTCCATTACCCGGTCCGTTTTGCGTATCGGGTTGAACGTTACATTCGCGTGGGCGTCTATTCCCCACAGCGTAAGCGCTACGTTGTACATGAACTCCAACAACCGCTCCGTGTTGTTGGTCATGGTCTGCAGGCCAATCGCGTACACCTGCCACTGCACCGTGCTTTGGGTCTGCGTTCCCTCTGCGGCTCCTAACAGGAACGGCATCGTCTTGAGGCCCGTCACAATGCGCCGACCGTACTGCAGCATTACAGGGTCAAGCGGTATGCCCCGGACGCTAGGCTGCGTCGTGTTGACCACAAGGTTGTCATAATGCACGTAAGCGTCGGTCGCCCTAATATCCTTTATCGCCTTCTCTATCTCTTTGCGGAGCGCGGTCAAGTAGGATGACATGCCCGCTTCGCTGCCGGGTTGGTGCAGGTATGCCGGAGCCGACGCCTTTGCCGCCGCTTCGCTTATCACAACGTCGCGCTGCCCATACCCGGCGATCTTCGCGACCGACTGCACCTCATGCAGCAGAGATATTAGACCGATCAGCGACGATACTCCGGGCAGGATTTGGGGCGTGCCGTACGGGTCGTCAGGCTCCGCGTCAATCGGCAGGTATCGCACCTGATTCATGTTTATCGGCGCGGCGTCCCTGCCGGGTATCGTCTCGCGTGGGTACGCGACCTGCTCCGGCTCCTGCGTCGCTTCGTTGAACACCGTGCGGAAGTCTATCTCAGCAGGCGTAAACGGGTATGCGTCCCTCACTTCCATTAGGCTAGGAAGCGGAGCAACGTCTATGCCCGTGCCGCCGTAGGTCATTTGAGACAGGTTGAGACAGTTTACAAGCGCATCTGTGCCGCCGCCGCCCGGCTCCCATACCCGTTTCGCAAGCGTGTTGACGCGGGTCGTGCCTTCCGGGTGAGCAGCGCCGTCGCGTGTCAGCACTTCTACCGTATGCCCGGAATTGGCGATGCGGAGCGCTGTCGTCACGGCTGCGGCTGCGTCCGCGTCGTACGTGCGGAGCAACTTGAGCATTTTCAACAGGTCTATTTCGCGACCGGGTTGGCGCGGCACGGACGCAAGCCCCATGCCCTGCATGTAGAACTTGTGGGGGTCAACCGTCTCGACTTCCCTGCCCGGCGACAGGAAGGGGCGCATCGCTTGCCCGATGCCCGGAGCCGCCGCCCGCGCTTCTTCGTCCGGGTTGAAGTCTATTATCGCCGCGACCTGCTCCGGCGACAGAGGGCGGTTGCGAACTTCTGTCGCCTGCGGCGGCTCATGCTCCTGCGCTGTTGTGTCCATGCCTACCTCCTGCTCCTGCTCCTGCCCTGCGCTCCTGTCCTGCTACCGTGCGAAGTTGACGCCCGTTATCCCTATCGGAGCGGTTGACGGCGGGTTGATTGCGGACAGGCGGCGGTCCTCATCGCGGGCTATCCGGCAGTAATTCGCGGCGTGCGCGTAGTGGTCCGGTCCTCTGTGGCTCCATCTGTACACCGTGCCTACAATCAAGCCGTTGCGCTTCTGGTCTTCCGGCTTGCGGAGCAGGTTCGTAAGGTGCATTATGCTTTCTTCGACTTCGCGATGCAGCACGGGCGGTTCGCCCGGAAACATCCAGCCGCCGCCTAATATCTCGCCTATCGTGCGGTCAAGACTTTCGGTCCTGTCTACGTTCACGTCAAACCGCTCCGCGTTATCCGTTGCGCCTGCTTCAATGCCCGTCGCCCGCCGTATCACATCCGACGATGCGCTAACTTCCGCCCGTTGGTTTTCTCTATAGTAGCACACAAGCACCCTGCCGGGGAACCTCTGCGCGAAGTCGTGCGACAATGCGCTCTCCGGCATCCCGTCTATCACTAGCTTGCGTATCCCGAAGCGCTGCATGATGCCCGCTAGCCCCGGCTTGCCGCTCTGTTGGATCTCGCCCCAAGCCCCGCTACCACGCGACGGGTCGGATAGCCTGTCCGCGTACACCAACCGCATGCGCTTCCCGTCTTTGTACGGGTCGCAGCGCGCTACCCAAACGTTCAATTCGCTCCCTACGTCTACACCTGCGTAGTATGGCCCCGTGCCTGTCTCTGCGACCGGGATTTGCGTCATGCCGTAATGTGGGAAGCCGGAGTAGCAGGCAGCTAGCACGCCCTCCATAGTCGGCGCGGTCGTGCCTTCCGACGATGTAACGCCCAAGTCCATGTTGTAGAAGTGCCGTTGAAATTGCGCGTTAGCCCGCGCCGTGTGCAGGTCGGTTAGCAGCTCCTCCCCCCGCGCATCGGGTAGGACTGCCATCATTCGCACTATCTTGTAGCCCCGGCTCCGCAGAATGTTCTTGCTCCGCTCCGGGTATCGGGCGACCCAAGCGCCGTGTCGCGGGTCAAGCTTCTGTTTGCAGAAGCGGCATTGAAGGAATAGAAGCACGCCGTCCGTGTGCGTCCAGTAATCCAGCGACCCGTTCTCCCACTTGCCGCAACTAGGACACTTGACAAGCCATTCCTTATAGTCGCTCTCCTGCAGCAACTTGTCTATGCCGAAGCCTTCAACGGTCGGAGTGCTTGCGAATAGCTCCTGATGCTGCGACGCCGGGAGAGCGGACAACCTGCGCCTGTACATCTCCAATACTTCCGCGACCGAGAAGTCTACTTCGTCATGCACGCGGGCGTGCGCCGGGACCGAGATAGCCGCCCGTTCTGTGAACGTGCCACGGAAGTAGATCATGCCTCTGCCGAACGACTTCATGCCGGAGCCGTCTATCTTGTCGCGGACCCGCGTACCTCTGCCGACCATAGCCGCCAACTCCGGCGTAAACTCGATTACTTTGTTGAGCCGGCCCTTTATAAAGTCCGTTACGTCGGAGCCTGTTGGCATCGTGTAGATCACGGTATTGCCCCGGACCGCCGCCCGGTGCATCGCCCACACGTACTCAAACGTGGTCGCGCCGATCTGCGTCGGCTTCTCCATAACGATGCGCCCGTGCGTCTCCTGCCAAAGCTGTTCGCGCCACGGCATATCGCGGTTGTGCAGGACTTCGCCGCTCTCGGTCCGCACGCCGATGCGACGCGCCCACTCAAAGCAGGAGTGCCACTCCATAGCCTGCCGCCGCCGCTCCTGCAGCGCTATAATCTCACGCAGCCGGGCGTACGCATCATCGGCTCCTGCTCCGGCTGCGCCTCTTATGTCAACCCGGTTTATAGCCAACGCGGTCGCGCTTCCTGCAGGTCGGCAAGACTGCCCCGAAGCGCCGACGTTGGTATAAAGCCGCCACGCAAGTCGCCCGGCACAGGGTTATTGGCGACCGGGAAAGGCGTCGCGAACACCCACAGGTAGAACGCGCCCGCCTTCATCCCTGCGGCGGCGGCTTCGTCCATGTCCGACAAGGCGTCCATAGTTAGCTCCGCGACCGCGCTTGCAAGATGCAGCCAACGAAGCTTGCCCTTCCACGCGACGTACACGACCTGCACAGCCTCAGTAACGTCGCGAAGCGCCGGGTATGTAATCTCAACCCGCACGTCGCCCGGCACGTACATCTTTGGAGCCGCTTCGCTCCGGGCTACTTCGTCCGCGAACAGGCAGTCATTGAACCAACCTTCTACCCGCCCCGGCTCCCACACGTCCGGTATGTGGATTAGCAGGGCTTGCGCGTCCGGCTTCGTCATGCGGTCGTCTCGCAGAGCGTACGCCGTGTTGCGCCTCACTATCTCGCCCCGGAAGTTGCGATACGCCCGCTCCAAATCGAATGTCTCGCCCGGCTGTATGCTGCCTGCGGGCAGGTCCGCCGTCGTCAGCAGCATGTCGCCCCGGTCCGCAGTCGCCCGCGCTACATCTTCCGGGTCAAGCTTGCGCCCGTCCTGCGTGTACAGGTAATTACCCATCCTTCTAGCTCCCTTCTTCCGCAGGCTCCGAAGCAGGAGCCGCCGCAGGTGCAGGCTCCGAACTCTCGCCCAAGTAGCTCTCGCCCTGCGCGCCGATGCCCTGTTCAAGCTGCGCCGTCGCCTGCTCAATAGCCGCGTCGTGCAGTGGGGAATTGACGGTCAGTTGCAGGAGCCGGGTTTCAAGCGCGTCGTTCGGCTTGCCTCGCTGCCTTTCCCGCACGACCGCCCGCGCTACTTCCAGCACACGCGGCGAGAGCAGCCCGCCTATCGTCTTTGCCGCCTGCGCTTTTTCTTCGGCTTCCGCCGCGATGCGCTCCGCCTGCGCGTCAACCTGCTCCTGCGGCGGCGCTAATAGCTTGCTGCCCTGTTCAGCATGCTCTGAGCGCTCCTGAGGTGACTTGCGCGGCTCGTTAGCGTTGAAGTCCGGGCGAAGCGCCGGGTTAGTGTCCGCGTTCTCAAACACGGTCCCGCCCTCTGCCTGCGCGTCCGCATTGTGCGCTGCCTGCGGAGCAGTCGGATCGGAAGACGGCTGTTCGTCGTACCACGGGACGTGAGGGAAGCGTTCGTTCCACTCATCCCGCGTCCATTCGTTCATGGCTTCGCGGAGCAGGTCGCTGTACACTTCGCCAACTCCCTTGATGCTGACCGCTCCGCTCTGCTTATCGTACCGCCTCATTAGCGCGGCGCGGTCGTACACGCTATCCTCAAGTAGTTGACGCTGCACGGCTTGCGCCCGCTCCGGCGTGTAGTGCGTCTTCTTCTTACTGTTCGCCATGTGTGTAACCTCCTTGTTCCTGTGTAACTTCGCCCGCTTCGGGCGCTTGGGTCGGCTCCTGCATCGCCGGAGAGAACTCCTGCGGCGTCGGCAAGCCGATGCTCTCCAACATGCCGTCAAAGTCGCCCGCGTCGGACAGGTCGTCAAGCCCGTTCGCCGCTTGGAATAGCCGCTCCGACATGGCTGTGCTTGCCGCCATAATCGTGCGGTACGACGCGATAATGCCCTCCCGTTCTTCCGGCGTCGCATTGTTGAGGACCGCGCCGATGTTCATTATCAGCGCGTTTACGTCGCCCTGCTCCGGCATCCCGGTGTGATGCACGTTCATGCCAACGGGTGACGTGCCGTCCGCTCCGACGATGCGCGCCTGCAGGATGCTTTCAGGCTCCCCCATTTCTACCCGCAAGCCTGCGGCGGCGGCGTTTATCGCAGAGATTGCGGTCGGCAGCAACCGACGCGCTTGCCACTCGGTCAGTTTGTCGTCAAGCTTCGATGCCCGGATTATTTGTAGCCCGGCTCCAAGCATCGCCCGGTACGCGCCGACCCTGCTATCAGCCGACTTCTTGACCGCTTCAACTTCCGCTTCGCGCTCCGCCGCCAGCAGGTGATTGTCCCACGCCCGCGCCCGGTCAAACCATAGGTTCTGCCGCGCCCAATCCCGCAAGAAGGGCGCTGCCTCGGTTCCCGCATCTTTCGCGTATGCGACGCGGTACGCTTCCGCTAGCGACCTTTTGCCACGCGGCAGGTCTAGGAACGTCTTGAACGCCCGGAACGATGCTTCCGTTTCCCACTCCTGCATCTCCCATGCGTCGCCTACAAAGACCTTCGTCCCTGCTTCCGGCGCTGGCCCCGGCTTCGCTACGAACCTTTGTTGCGCTGGCACAATGTCGGAGCCTGTCGCTTGTGTCGGCGGCGGTTGAGGCTCCTGCGATTGAGAGCCATTTTGCGGGCTTGTAGCCATGTTTGTATCCTGTTAGCGCTGCGCGCCCTGCGGCGGCGCTCCTGTGTCATCTGGTGCTTGCTGCGGGCTTGCTGTGTTGTGGTGTTATGCTACGCTGCTACGCGGCTACGCGGCTACGCGGCGGCGGTTGCCGCTTCTTCCTGCGCCTGCTCTATGGTCAAGCCGTCGCGCTCCGCCTGCAGGGATGCGGCTTCGGCTTCAAGCCGTGCCAACTCCGCCGTGCAGAGCCGGAGCAGGGCGGGCGCGGCTTCGGAGCCGAGAACGGCGCGGACGATGCGGGCTTGCTCTCCGGCGAACAAGAGCGTTATACGGAACAGGTCGGCGTCGCGCCGGGCAAGGGCGCGTTCTTCGTCGGTCTTTGCTTCCTGTATGCGCCGTTCGTTCTCGCGGATCGCGTCGGCTGCTTCCGGCGTCATGCTGTCTTGCCGGACGCCGTGTTCCGGCTTCATCTTGCCGTCAAGCGTCGTGTCCTGCGCCGAAGTAGGCTCCCACGCTGTTGAGAACTCCTCACTTGCCAGCGCTTCGGCGGCTCCTATGTCGTCCAATAGGTGCTGCATCTCAATGTCGTCCATCATGAGGCTGTCCTGAGCCATGTCAAGCGCGCCTAGTCGCTGCAGGTCGCGCAGGACTTCGGCGGATAGCTCCATGTCCTCACTGCCCCGCGCCCGGTTGTGCCGGAGCGTTGAGATACGCATCTGCTCCGCAGTGAACGGCACGTACACGATTGGCACTTCTTCGTAGCCTAAGACCCGCGCCGCCCTGTGACGGTGTTCTCCGTCAACTATTTCGTTCAAGTGCTGCGGAGCCGTGCTGCCGTCGTTTACCAGTATCGGCTGCGTGAACCCGTCTTCCTCCATGCTCTTGCAGAGCAGGTCAAAGTCGTGATCTGACTGCCTGTTCGGGTTGTAGCCGTTGTACCTGATGCTGTCAATCGGCACGTATATGACGTTCAAGCGCTCCAGCTTCGCGAACCTGCGCTCTACCTCTGCCTTGCCTTTAGTCTTCTTCTGCGTCTGCGTGCGGGTTGCCATTGGTGGGATGCTCCTTGTCTGCTTCGGTTGCTTCTGCCGCCCCTGTCATGCAGGAGAGGACGGCGATCCGGCGCGGCTCCTGCCCGCGCTCCGCCCCTGCCCCTAATGAGGCAAGCTTGTCAATAGTAACCGCTAGCCGTCGCGGGTTCAACTCAAGCCCTGCCGCCGTCGCCCCTGCCCGGAGCGCCGATACCGCCGACAACCCCCTGCCCATGCACGGGTCAAAGACTATATCACCCCTGCCTGCGGCGGCGGCGATTACTTTCGGCGTGGCTACTTCGTCGTCCAGTCGGTTGCAGTCCAACAGGCGCGGGTATGCCTGCCCCGTGAACGTGCCCCACAGGAGCCGACACGGGTTCTTGCGGTAGTACGTTATGTCCCATGTGTCAAGCAGGCGCGCCCCGTATTCTTCAAGCCGCGCCCGCACATTGTCGCACTCCGAGACGCCCATCTCTATGAACACGTCGCGCCGCGACTTCGCAAGCGTCTCCAATACTTTGCTTATCAGGCGGTAGAAGTTGACTGCCCTGCCGACGCCTGCCTTCGTGCGGAAGCTTCTCGCGTTGCCCGCGTTCCACGGCGGGTCAACGAAGCTCACGTCCGGTCTGCCGCCGCGCACGTACGTCGCAAGGAACTCAACGCCCGCGCCCATCTCAAGGTCGCCGCAGGCTAGGATGTGCTTGCCGATCTGCCACACGTCGCCAACCTCAACCGGGTATCGGTCGCCAGCGTCGCCGTACAGGTGCTTAGGATTGGGCGCTTTGGGCGACGTGCTGCGTGAGGTAGTTGTCATAAGTTAGTCCCTCCCTGCCCGCTTCTACCCATGCCACGTACTCCGGGCGAAGCGACGTGCGGTACTTCTCGGTGTAGCTTCGCAGTGAAGCCGATTGCCTGTACAGGACTTCGCCCGGTCGCAGCCCTGCTTCCCAATCCGGGCGCTCCCCCTTCCCGATCAGCCGATGCGCCCGGCGAATGTGCGACCCCATCCTGCCCGCGTGTCCCATTAGCGATGCGTCAAAGCCCGCATGCTCGACCAGCGACGGCACGCTGACATGCACGGGCATGCCCTGCTCCATGATAAACATGCACGGGCGGGCGTCGCCCCGGTTCTTTATGCCCGGCAACCATACCCGGTCTACCCATTCAATCATCCCTTCAATCATCCGCGTCGGCAATACCTGAGCTTGCCCCCAAAAGCCGTCGTCAATCAAAAGCCAGCTATGCCCGCGTGCCTGCGCTTCCGCGACCGCTCCGCGTGGGCAGTAGAAGCAGGCAGGCAGCGTCTCGCCCCGTGCCGCCGTCAACGCCGTAAGCGCCTCAATAGCCATGCCGACGAAGCCGGAGCAGGCTAGCACGTCGTCCTCTGTGACGATGTGATAGTCAGCCTGCGGGTCGTAGCCTAGCCAAGCCTGCCGCGCTATGTGCCACAAGCCCCGGCTATCCGTGTCCTCATATACGACCGGATACACGCGCCGCTCCGCGTCCGAGAAGCGACTGACTACGCCCTCTATCCAGTGCGCCCGCGCCGGGTGGTGCGTCACCGCGACCGATATTCGCACGGGCGCCAAACTGCCCTGTATCATGCGTCCCCTTCCGGCTCCGCTTCCTGCTCCTGCTCTGCGTACAGATAGCCCGAGAGCGTATCGTCGCGACCTGCGGCGGCTGCGGCGGCTGCTGCGGCTGTGGCGGGCAGGTACACCATAGGCACGCTCACCCGGCTCCGCTCAACGAACACGGGTTCAACCGCGTGCGGTATCCTGCTCCCATCGAAGATCACGCAGCGCCCGGCGACAGGTCGCACCGTCTGCACCCAATTGGGGTAGTGGTCTATGCGCTCCGCCCGCCCGCCGATCTTCTTCTGCGCGTACCTGTGCGTATAGTCCGCCAACTGCCGCGTCGTGCCGTCCGGGTTGATGCCCGGAGCCAACAGGAGCGCGCCGCCTTCCTCATGCGAGAACGTCTCCGGGTATAGCAGGAGCGTGTACGGTTGCCCGTCAACGTGCCATTCGTACCGCCCGCCGCCGCCTAATAGCAGGTTGACGTTCAACGCCCATTCGTCCTGCGCTATGTCAACAGGCTCCCCAACTTCGTGCGCTACGACCGCCCGCAGGAGCGGCGATTGGTACAGTATGTACAGCCACGGGCAGGCGTCCTTTATGCCGCTCATTGTCAATACCCGGTAGTCCAAGCCCGCCGTTTCGTCGCCCTCCAAACTGCCCGGTCCGCGCCCCTTCTTCTCGACCTTCCTGCCGCGCAGCGCAGCCGCCGCCGCAAGCTCTCCCGCCCATGCCGCAGGGAACAGGCTTGGTAATGTCAGGTCAAGCCCGTCAAGTACCGTGTAGCCGTCTACCGCGATCCTCTTGTTGCCCGGTCGGTATAGCCCCTGATACACTTGCGCTAAGTCCGCCTGCGTCACTACTAAATCCGCCATGTCGCTCATCCCCCCCATGTAGACGTTAGAACAACTGTTCCCTCACCGCTCCGCCGCCCTCACTTCGCCCTGTCGCGTTTGCGACACTCATGTTCTAATATCACGCACGAAATCGTCAGAATAGCAGCATGACTATAAGTGTACTCATTCGCGGTATTGACGCGGCTGAATGGCTCTCAGAGCGTTTCAGGGCTTTTCCTGCGGCGGCTCTGCGGAGCGTTATTGCCGGGTGAATTAGAACATCTTTGCTAGCGATTGTTGTCATGACAACAATACTCCGCGACCTAAAAGGTCGGCTTGCCGCCCCACGTTCCGGCTCCCTGCCGGAAGAACTCCGGCTCTATGACGGGCAGGTCGGTCCGCAGGGCGAACGGATCGCCGTTGTACAGGGCGTGCGTCAGCGCCCTCCAACTGCCGATGTTGCCTTTGTGTATCCTGCAGGGTATCTTCTCCGGCAGTGGTCCGGTGCTGTGCTTTGAGTGCGCTTTTAGGATAGCGTTGGAGTAAGCGACTGCCCGCTCCGCTATCCAGCCGGGCGCGTTGTCAATACATTCGCGTTGGAACGTTTGCTGCCAGTGTTCGCCCTGTCTCCTGTCCGGCTGCACGACGCGCAAGCCGAACAGCGCCACCTGACGCACGCCCGGCAACCTGTCGCATACCTTGTCGAACCAGCGGGGCCAAGCGGACGCCGCAGGCTTCAAGATGCGCGCACCGAGAGGGTTCAAGGTCGGCGGTCCTATTCGCATGGCGTACTGCTTCACTCCGAAGCGGAGCATCACATCGTACGCCCGGTTGTAGTCCCACCCCTTTTCGTGGATTGCTTTCCAAACGTCGCCGTGCTTCCAATCGTAGATCGGGCGGCAATTCCGCACGCCGTAAGCGTTGGGCTTCGTCAGGTGTCCGCGTGAGGAAAATATAGAGTACAGGCGGTTCCGGCTCTCCTGCACGCGCAGCCCTACGACCGAGAACAAAGTCTGCCCGCTCTCAATCGGGAACCTGTCAGGATGCACCATTGTCTCAATGTGCATAACGCCCATTTCCTCAGCGAACGGCGGCGGAGTGCGGACCCATTTATCGGGCGGCAGGAGCGGGTCAAACGCCCAGAAGTACGGCTCCGCCCGGTTGAAGCAATTTATGATCGGTTGGTGCGCGACTAGCCACTTGAAGTTTACTTCCGGTCGGTTCGCCACACGCTCCGCGTACTCAAACGTGCCGGGAAACATTATCTCCTCATCGCGCATTACTACGTCAACGGGCAGGCGTCCGGTTATCCGGGCGGCTTCTATGCACAGCTCAAGGCACACGCCCGAATCCTTGCCCGCCGAGAACGCTACGACCACGCGCTCCCCTGCAGCGTACAGTCCTACTAGCCGGGAGAGCGCTTCTTCGTACACGTTCGTCGTCAGGTTGCCCCGGCGTTGGTACGACCCGGAGCCGTGCGACATGCCTTTGACCGTAGTGCCGGAGCCTGCCCCGGTCCCGGCGCGACCTGCGGCGGCGCTCATTCCTCAACTCCGGTGTACGGGCGCACCGCTTCAAGGCACAGGTTGAAACACCTGTCCGGTAAGAGCCGGCCCAAAGTCGCCCGCTCCGCCCGCAGGTATCGTTCAATCGCAGGCTGCGACCAACCCCAACGTTCCATGTGCGGGTCGGCGTAGCCGTCCATGCCGTGGATCTTCACCTGCGCGAAGCCCCGGCGCTCAAACAGGTTCCGCAGATCGTCGGAGCGCCACAGCCTGCGATCAACCTTCAAACCCTTCTTCTGCAGAATGTAGCTCTCGCGATGCGCGTACCGCCTGCTCATAGCCATGATCAGGACGCGCCCGCCGCTCCGCATAACGCGCCACAACTGGTCAACGACCCGCGCCGCATCGAAGTGCGACCAACTGCCGAACATGCTGACTGCCAGAGCGTAGCCGCTCCGCATCGGCAGCGCCGCCAGATGCTCCGCCTCAAACGCATAGAACATGTGGCGCGGATGCTTCCGGCGCGCCTGCGCCAGCATGCCGTGCGATATGTCAATCCCCTGATACGTGCTGCCCGGTATGTCTATGTAGTCAAGCAGCAGGCCAGTACCGCAGGCTACGTCAAGCACGTTCACCGGGTATTGCGGTCGCGCAGCCGCCGCAAGCTCACACAATTCGCGGTAGTGCCTGTTGACCCATTCAAACGCGACCGTGTTCTCCGCAAGCGCAAGCGGCGTTGAGAACGTCGCGTCGTACTCCGGCGCGATCATGTCATACGCGACCGCCGTGTCAACACGCGCAGGCTCCACGATTGCAAGCGGTCCGTCTTCGTACATGCGGCTCTGCCGGGCGATGCGCTCCGTCAAGTCGCCGCCGATTATGCTGCCTTTGTCCATGCTTTTTCTTGCTCCTATGCTCCTAGTTGGGCTATCTAGCGGTCCGGTACAGGCTTGAATATCAACAGGAACGTTCGCTCCATGTAGTGCTTCTTCAACAGCAACACGTTCTCATCGTCGGAGCGTGGGACCTGTATCCGCAGGTACGCCCCGTCGCCGTGCGCGTTGAAGGCTATCGGGTTGCCACTGTCCGCGAACGCCGCAAGCATCGCGACTTCGGGCGGTTCTTCCGGCTCATCCCTCTGCCGCCCGCTCCTGTCGCTCCTGTTCTGTCTACTGTCCAAACCTGTACCTCCCGCTAGATTGGCCTAATGTTATCCGAACGTTGCCCGCCTGTCAACTCCTGCTTCTGTCGCGTTCTCCCGCTACGACCACAAGCGCAAGCGCGACGAAGCACACCATGCAGAGCAGGATTAGCAGGGTCAAGCCCAATGCTTCCGTGCTGCCGGAAAGAACCTGCGGCGGCGGCAGGAAGTCTTGCGGCTGCGCTGTAGGTATCGGCGGTATCAACGGTATCGGCGGCGGCTTCATGCGTTCTGCTCCTGTTGAACGGGCGCGACCTGCGGCGGTATGTACGCGCCCCGGTTGGTAATCTTGCCGCCGCATTCTTCGCAGCGCTTGCCGCAGCCCCGGAAGACATGCTCATATTGTAACTGCTCCGCGCCGCAGCCGCACAGTATTGACAGCGTTATCCGCTCTCCGTCGTGCCACCTGCGCCGCACGTACGGCTCATACGGCGGCAGGTGTCCCAACCGCCGATGCTTGCGCTTCTGCTTCGCGGGCGGTCCCATGACTTCCTGCCCACCTTCGGTCATACCCGCGCCTCCCGCTCCGCAGGCGTAAAGTCGTGTTCTTCGCCCGCCATGTCAAGCCCCTGTATCGCCTGTATCGTCGTCGCCGCCAGATGCACTAGCTCCTCCCTGTAGGCGGCTAGGCTCTCTGCGTTCCAATGCGACGTGTTAGCCGCCCGGCACGCTTCGCCGTACTCCTCTCCGATTATGCTCAGGTACTCCATAGGATAGTGTTCGTGGTAGCCGAACTTCGCTTCCTGCCTGCGGCGCTCTCGGGCTACTTCGTGCAGCACGTCGCGAAGGTTCTCCTCAAGCGTGTCAAACAGCACGGTATTGTCCGGGTCCGCCTTCGCTGCGCCGATGCCCTGCTCATACGCCGCCCGGTCCGGTCGCGGCCCGGTCACAAGCACCATACCTGACGGCAGGGTCTTGTCTATGCGGACGTGCAAGCCCCATCGGTGTAGCCCGCGCTCCTGCACTTCGTTGACCGTCCAATCCGCCGCCGATACGAACACGAAGGCGGGCTTTTGGCCCGTCCCTCTGCGAAACTCGTCAATCGTAGTCGGCAGGTTGCGCGCAAACGCTTCTTTCGTTTCAGTGTCTATCATAGCAAGCCTAACTCCCTCAATTCGTCTAGGAACTCAATCGCGCGCTCCTTGCACAGCGCATCGCACCGCACGTTATGCGGCGAGACGGGCAGTCCGCCCCGGCTCCTGCCTGCCGCCAACTCTGCGCGTGTTGGGTGTCCGGCTAATAGCACCACACCGTATTCATACCGGGCGATGCACGCCTGCGCCCGCTCTCGCAGGGCGTCGGATATGCCCCTGTAGGCGTACGTGTAGCCCGTGCCACTGTACGTAGCTGATATGCGCCCTGCGGTCACATCGCTATCCGTGTACAGGGCGAAGGGCGTGCAGCCCGCAGGCAGCGCCTCAATGCCCCGCACGGCTGCTTCCAACTCCGCGACGTTGTTTGATACCGGGCGGGCGGCGGAGCCGGGCAGGACGCCGCTCCCTTCGTTCACGACCTGCCCGGCTTCGTCTACGTGGACCCATGCCCACGTACCTGCCCACGGCGACGGGTTTTTCAACACCACTCCGCCGTCGCTGTAGACGGCGACGATCCGACCTGCGGCAGTCATTCCGGCTTTCTCCGTTAGTCCTCAATCGGCAGCGCACGCGGAGCCTGCGGCGGCTCATAGCCCGGCGCTATCGTGTAAGCGTGGTGGCAGCTATCGCACTCAACGTAGACGCCCGCACTAACACCATCCGATGCAACGGTCCTCACAAGCGTGCCGGGGCAGCGCGGGCAACGGTCGCCCGGATAGTAGGACGCAGTTGTCACCTGCAACTCAACAGCCTGCGGCGGCGCTGTTTGCTGCGCGCCCGGCTCCTGCTCCGCGTGCGGTCGCAGAGGTTCGCGCACTTCAAGCACCGTCTCAATTTCGGTTATCATGTTGTTCAAGTCCTGCAGCACGTCGCCCCGCGCCTCCTTCAAGTCCGCCGTTGCGACCCTAAGCGCGACCTCAAACGCCGTGCGCTCCCTTGCGCCTATCTCTGCAGCGTGCTTCACGTCCGCCAAGTCCTGCAGGAGCCGCCGCACGGCGCGGGCAACCTCTTGCAGCACGTAGTCAACGAATATGCCCTGCGCTTCGTCCGGGTGGTCAACCGACGCGGCGTACAGTGGGTCGTGCGGGCGCAGATCGCCGTCAATGTCGCGCAGGTGTCGGCGGACTTCCTTCCATGTCCGGTCAACTTCGTCGCTTGCCGCCTTGCAATCGTCAAGCCGCTTCCGCAGATGCGCCGTCATGTTTATTATCTGCTCAAACAGGTGCTTCGCCGCCGCCGCAGGGTTCTCAATGCCCAACTGCGCCGCTAAATCCAACAGGTGCGGCATGCCGATAAGAAGCGTCTCGGCGTCGCCCTGCGGCGGCTGCTTCTTGCTCATGTACGTCGCGACGTGCGCCTTCAAGTAGCCGATCATTTCCTCATCGCTCATGTCGTACGGACTGCCCGGCACGTTCATGTCGGCGCGTAGCTCAGAGTACCAATCGTTCAGGTCGCTCCGCAGGTTGGAGTGCTTATTCGCAAGCGTGTTGTACTCATCGTTGCTAATTAGCAGCATGCCCTTCGCCGGAGCCGCCGACCGGACCCAACTCTGCATCGCGTCGTGCCACTTCGGGCGGTCCGTTACAATGCCCGATGCCGCCGAGACTGCTTCAACGACCGCGATGTACTTGCGGAGCGTCTTCGCGGGCAGCACAGCCACAGCCGGGTCCGCTTCCGCTTCGCCCTGATACACCGCAGGTCCGGTAAACACGATCTTCTCGGTCAAATGCCCGTCCCTTACCAGTAATTCGGTCATTCCGATTGCCTCCTTGTGTGTTCTTGCCCGTCGCGGGTGTCGTATTCCGCGACTACGACATTATACCGCCGCCGCAGGACGGCTGTCAAGCGCTCACAGGTGCGTTTATACTGCCGCAACGCACCTGACGCGCCCTGTGTCATCTCACGCGCTCTAAACTTGCCTTGAAGCCTGCGGCGGCGGCGCTGCCTGCTCCCCTGCGCCCAATTTATGTCCGGGCGGCAGCAGAACGCAGCGCTGCCCGATGCGCCAGCGCATTTTCACGACCGCGCCGGACGGCAGAGGCCATTCAACTTCTACCGCGACCGGATGCTCCTGCGCTAGCGCCGCGTCGCCCGCCGTTTCCCATACGGTGATTAGCTTCGTGCCGACTTCCGGCAGCAAGTCTTCCCCGATGCCTAGCCACACGTACAGGCGGTCGCCAAGCCGCAGGCGGTACAGGTGCGGATCGGGCGGAGACACCGCGTCGCCCACGTATCTGACTTCGTTCAAGCGCAGGAGCAGTATCATAGCCGGGACTGCGCTCTCCCTGTCCAGAACGATACCAACTGCTCTGCTGTTGTTGCGTCCGGTGTCCACAGTCCTAACATGCCTCTCGCGGGTATCGGCTCCGGCAGGCGCACTATATCGCCTATCAGGAAGCCGTACCGCCCCGGTTGGTAGTTGCCTAGTAGCCGCTCCTGCTTCGTCACAGCGTCGGCGTATAGCAACGCTTCCGTACTCTTACACTCGTCAAGCCTGCCGACCGCTACGATTGAGCCGAACGGCATCGGCTGCACCTCACCGAAGCCCCGCGAAGTCATGTCAAGCGGCTCCTGCACGCCCGGCGACGATATTGTGCTGAAACCGCCGTCCAGAAGCAGCTCATAGACCGGGCGAGACTTCGCGAAGTTGCGCGCATCGGGCGGATAGCCCTTTGACGCATGTATGCCGACTAGCCCGCGATACGCCGTGTACCAACTCCGCGTTTCAATCCGCTTCGCTCCTATGACCATCAAAGTCGCCCACGGCTGCGTAAGCGATAAACACCGTACATCGTACCTCATGCTGAACTCCTGTCAATCGGTCGCAGGTCGGATATGCGACGCGCCTATGCGCCTATTCCTGTTCCTCTGCTTCCTCTGCTTCCTCTGCCCCTGCCGACTTCTCCAACCCTTGCCTGTAGTCGCGGAGCGCTTGTATCGCCGCGACCGACTGCCCAACCGAGAAGCCGTGCGACTGCAGGAAGTTGTAGATAAAGGCGTCGCCAATCGCCGCCTGCGCCGCTTCAAGCAGGTCCGCCGCGACCTTCCGGGCGTCCGCAGGTGTAAGTATCACGAAGTCCTCATTGACGCGGAGCATTACGCCCGGCGACTTGTCTCTGCTGTTCACCTGCGATGCAACGTGTATGCCGCTCATTCTGTCGCCCCTTCCGTCGCGACCTGCTCCTGCGCGCCCTGCTCCTGCACAGCCGCGACCGCGACCGTCATTATGCGGAATTGCTGCTTCAACGCTAGCTCATGCGGTACGCGCCCCGTTGCCGCCCTGATCTGGTGCAGCGCTGTACCGTGTTCCGGGTTGTGACATATAGCCATGCTGCGTTCTTCTAGCCCGCGTATGTACTCGACCAACGGCACGGTCTTACGATGCCCCATGTCGCACACCAATCCGGCGTACAACTCCGAAGGGTCGCCAAACGATAGCCTTGCGACGCCCCTGCCGCCCGTCAAAGTCGCCGGGTCAAGCCCGATGTTTTCCACCTGCGCGGTCGCTTCTAACTGCGCCTTATTCTGCTCCTCTTGGCTCAACTCCTTCTCGCGCTCCGCCCGCCTCAATGCCGATGTAGGTATCAGCAGGTTCGTCGGCGGTCGGAATAAGCCGTCGTTCTTCCGGTTGTCCTGTGCCATGTGTGTTGCCTCCTTGTAGTGTGCCTAGCGTGCCTATGCCTAGCCGCATCCAGTGTTGAACCGTGTCAATTAGCCGATTGCTTGCGGCGGCGGCTCCCCTGCGGTCGCGGTATGCGTTATGCACGTCCGCATCGGTTGACGGCTCTCTGTACGCCTTCGTGTCGCGGAGCCGCCCCGCTACGACCGCGTACTCAACCGCCGCCCGCAGGATTTCATCTGCAGCCTGCCGCATCTGCTCCGGGTTCAGGTTTGGGTACATCGTGCGCCCTCTCACCCTCTCCCGGTCCCTGCCATAAGCAGGAGCCGGACTGCCATAATCGCCGTGCTGCCTTCAAGCCGCCCCGCTAGCAATTCGCCCCGCGCCGCTTCCGACAGCCGCTCCAGCAGGCTCTCAAAGTCCGCAGGCTTGTCTTGCAGGTCCGGCAGGACGCGGAGCAACAGCATCAAGCCCTGATCCATAGCATCAGGGATCGGTATCGGCTCCGGGTCCGGGCATACCGCCCGCCCGCGCCGTCGCGCATGTTCGCTAAAGTCTATCACCGTCGCGCTCACTCCGCGTACCCCTTCCCGGCTCCTGTCCTCTGTTCTGCCGGGCGACGCTACTCCGCAACCTGCCGCGTGTCTCGCGGCTTCTAACTGCCGCGATCTACAGATCGTCCGCAGGCGGCAAGACTGCCGTCTTTTCTAACTGCGCTCTCTTGTATTCCGATGCGAACCTTTCTAGCTCATCGTCTCCGAACATCTCTTGCGCCGTCGCCGCGTCCCTTATCAGGGCCATTACAACGTCGCCGTGAAACCTGCGCTGCGCTTCTACTGTAACGTCCGTCCAATCTGCGTCCGGCATCTCCGCCCGGACCGCGTTGAACACTTCCGCGTAGGAGAGGGCGCCCATTAGCGCCGCCCCGGACCTTTGCTCATAGGCATAAGCGCCTCAATCGTCGCGCTTGCGTCCCGGCTTGACAGGCTGTTCGGGTCAAGCCCGCGCTCATAGAGCAGAGTGTCAAGCACGATGCCCTGCTCCGCGCATAGCTTGTCAAGTAGCTTCCACTGCTTCTCGGACGCAGGGTTGCCGGGCGTGCTGCTCACCCCTGCCCGCTCCGACCTGTCGTAGCCGTTGGAGCCTGCGACCTGCGGCGGCGCTGTAATGACTTGCTTCTGCGGAGCCCACGCCGGAACGTACGGCGCATCGCCACCCTCATTGAACGGCGGGTCTGCAGCCTGCGCGACCTGCGCCTGTGGCTCCTGCTCCCGTTCAATCCCCTCATACGCCTGCACGTTCGGCGGACACTGCCGGATCACGTCTCGGCGCACCTGTTGGAACGCTTCGTCAATGTGCGCCTGCGAATAAGGCTCCTCTCCGCCCGTGTCTACCTCCAACGTTAGCTCATACGCTTCGTTCTCGTACTGCCGGAGCGGTACTAGCCGCCTATAGGTAACTGTCGCTTTCACCGTTTGCCCCCTTTCGGATTACCGTGTATTGCCTCTTGCCACTTCGCTTCTGTAGCCCTTCGGCGCGCCCTGCCCCGCGTTCAAAGCGGAGCGGCAGGTCCGACGCAATTCCCTTCTCCGTGTAGATGCGTATGCGGATACCCGTCAGGGCATAGAACAGCCTGTACAGTCGTGTGAACTCCCGGTCAAGCCGCCCTTTAGCGTCCGCGATTACCAGCTTGCCCGCTTCCGTAAACACAAAGTCCGCCTTCCAACCGCATACCCAAACACCGTTCACGTAGATTTCAAATTGCACCTGCCGCCGCAGGTCCGTTATCTCTCCTGCGGCTTCGCGTGTCCGAAGTCCTACATACGACCTGTATTCTACAATGCTATCAAACCGCCCGTCAAGGTTATCCACAATCTCATTGCCGTACTTGCGGTCGCGCCCGGCTCCGGTGGAACCGATGTGCATATCTTTCCGGGTCGCGCCCGCCGCCGCAAGCTGTTCTTCGATAGATAGGACGCTCTGAGAGCCATTCTGCCGCATCTTTACACCTCTGCATGTGTGTTTGTACCTGTATTTTACTCAATTCCTGCTAGGATTGGCGAAGCCGGGCAGGTCGTGCGACGCACCAACGCGCACAATCGCGTCCCACACCGGATCGTCGGTCGGCTTCGGTCGTACCTTGAACGGCAGAGTAGAAGCCTGCACCTGCTCCGGCCCCGGCTCTCTGTGTTCGTCGCCGCTATCGCGGTCGGTCGGCTCCGGCTCCCCTTCGCCGTACACGCCGCCCCGTCCGGTTGGGTCCGTTGCTTCCATGATGTGTATGTCCTGCCGACCCGCAAGCTCAAGCAACTGCCGGGCGGCTGCGATTATGTTGGCTTGCTCATCGGCGGCGCAGGCGTGTATCCTGTAGACCCTGTGATACCAGCGTATCTGCGCCCCGAGAGCCGCGTCAAGCAGGGTTACTACAGCCTGCGGCGGCGCAGGTCGCGGTAGCTTCGCTATTAGGTCCAAGTAGCCGACCGCCACAGCCGCCAGCGCGAACCTATCCGACTGCGGATCCATCGCTCCCTCCTTCCGGCGCTTCCTGTTCCTGCGGAGTGTAAGTCATGCGCCCCTTCAAGATGCCCCTGTAGTGCGTCGCTCTTGCGCGCGCTTCAATCGCCTGCCGCCGCAGGATTGCCGCTTTGGTGTCGTATGCCGCAGCCTGCCGCTCTTTGTGCTTCGCCTGCTCCGCTTCCATGTCCGCGACCGCCATAAGCCACGGTATGCTAACCGCACGCGGGTCAAAGGCCGGCTCAGGATAAACCTGCCGCATCACGTCGTCAGGAGCCGCCCTGTACGACTTGATATGCGTGCCGCAGAAGAAGGTCGGACCACACGCGGCGAACGTAGCGTACCGCTTGCACCGCGACCCGTCCTTCTGCCGGGCTTGACAGGTCGGCTCATAGTAGCCCGTTACAGGATGCGCGTTGGCTTCGTCGTTCAATTCGTGTCTCCCTTCATTCCGGCTCCGGCTGCGCGTTCGCGTGCTGCCCGGCGCTCCGCCGCCTGCTCCTTCGACTGTTCAAGGATACCACGCATAATCGGGCTTAGTTGGCTCTCGTCAATCGTGCCGTCCTGCTTCGTTGGTATCGCGGTCTGTCTTGCGCCGCGCTTCGGTGCAGGAGCCGGGCGTCCTTCCGCTTCCGCCCTCTGCCGCTCATCGTAATCGGTTGGATGCTGCAGGCAGCGACGCAACACCGTGCAGAAGTACCGCAGCACCGGACCGCCGCCAGTGTACTTCGCCGTCTCACGCGCTGCGTATACCGCCATGCTGCCGACGTACGCCTCCCGCTCCTGCGGCGGCAGTCCTGCCCACCATTCCAGCAGCGTCGCGGTATGCCCGTCCGTCAAGCCGTCCCTGTACAGCGTCGCCGCTTGCTGCACCACATAGAACGGGATACGCGGAGCAGGCGCAGCCGCAGCCGCCGCAGGTGCAGGTGCAGCCGCCGCCGCAGGCTCTCGCGCCCCTGCCGCAAGTGTAGTCTCTGCGTAGTCTATGCTTGTAGTCTCTGTATTGTAAGAGGTTGCAGGATTTGACAGGCTTG